GTTCGATCGTAGTTGTGTGTCATGTTGTTACTCGCAAAATCGAAGGTTGGGGCCAGGCTTGGCCAGACAAGAAAGTTGGATGGGTCGAGGCTCAGTCTCTCCATCCCACAAAACGTTTACCAAAGTGGTCCCGGCTCGAAGGGCTACAATCGTTCCTCGTTTGTGCCACATGGGATCGGTAGCTCCAACACAGAGTTGCTTGAGAAAGTAGCGGGTGTAGGAGACTTTATCACCTACCGCTGCCCCCTCAAGAGGACCTGGGGCCTTGGTGGTGCGGAAGTACACGTCAAGGTTCTGCTGAGCAAGACTCTTTTTCATGCTTCATCCTACGTAAGCCATGGGAGATCCTTAACCCAGCCGCGAAGTTTTTTCATGCCGCACGACGTTGTCGCAGTAGTTTTACGTACTCATCCCTTGCCGTTGTCCGCCACTTGAGGCGCCAAGATGTACGATCGGTCTCCTCCTCCTCCTCCAACTCGATCTGCTTTCGGTTCTGCTTTCTGTTTGTCTTTTGTGGGATCCCGTCTCCCCCTCTAAACGTATCACCACCACTATAGATAACAGGTGAGGGTACCAAGGTACCGGTACCGGCACTTTGAGCAGACCCAGTGATCGAAACTACAACAATCGACCCAATCGACCCAGTTGCTATGGCATCTACTGCATCTCCAACTGCGCTTCCAGCGCAAGTGGTTAGCGTGACATCCCCAATAGAACCTACCCCGACTGCATCTCCAACTGCGCTTCCAGCGCAAGTGGTTAGCGTGACATCCCCAATAGAACCTACCCCGACTGCATCTCCAACTGCGCTTCCAGCGCAAGTGGTTAGCGTGACATCCCCAATAGAACCTGCATCTCCAACTGCGGGGGACATTCCGGCAGATGCTGCATTAATAGGCGTGAACGGGGGAGCTAACCCATCAAGCGCAATGTTTATAGGGTCCGCCATGAATTTAGGTCCTTGTGACCGTGACGGACCCTAAGGCTTGAACGATGGTTTGAGATATACCAGCTCCAGCGCTTCGTGTGTTATTGGTGACAACGAGCGGTTTGGTCGGGTCAAGTCCAGCGAGGCGGTATAGGGTCAACAACATCTCGTTTTGAGTCATATCGAGTCCAGAACCGCTCTGCACCTTGTCAATGATGTTAGACACGAGTGTTTCGGTGTGGACGTTGAACGCGCCCACAGTCGGCACGAATATCGAGCCACCTCCGCGAGGGAAGATGTTTCCACTTAGTGCCAGTTTGTGGCTGTACTCAGCAGGTCGAAGTCTCCACCCGTTTTCAAGGAAGAATGTTGATCCGAGGGACTGTGTACCAATCGTTGGGTCACCTCCAACCACGGAGAATGCTTGTGGGTGACCAAGGCGAGAAGGGTTCGTACGTAGCCAGTCCTTCCACTCGCTGTAGATCTCTAGAACGCTAAGAACATTCTGGGCTGGACTGCCAACGTTGATCTCAACGATTAGAAGCGCGATTGGATCGAATGTGACTATGTTGGCCATAGGTCAAGGATTATAGAAATTGAGGTCCAGTCGCTGGACTGGGTTGAAGTTCTGATCGTTTGCGAAGGTCTGTGCATAGAAGTCGGCTGGCTGATAGGCCACTGGAGAGTAGTTATGTACCCGTATGTCCAGGGATGTGTTAGGTGGAACTAGTAGTGTGTGGGATGACCCAGTGCTGGTTTCTGTCCCATCCACCTCGGTATTTGTTCCAGCAAGGTAGGCACGCACCTCAGACCCAGCTGCGATCGGGGCTACCGTGATGGCAACGGAGTCCATCTGATACTGCGCTGCCCTAGCCGTAGCGTCAGCAAAGGTGTAGAATAGTAGAGATTTGATTGCAGCTGCGTTGGCCGTAGTTGTCTTGACCCTAACCTTGATAAAAAACCCTATCGAAGCGTCTATACCTGTCTCGGATGGGAGATGGAAAAATCGCAGCGTGCCAGATACTGTGGCGGTATTTGCAATATCCACCGTCACATTGGTCCCGCTGTCGACTGTAACCACTTTTGCGTTCGGAGCTATGCCAGTTCCTCGCACGTAATCACCTGGCTCCACGCCTGTGGTAGAGGTCATCGTCACAGTGGTTGAGGCGGACGAACCTCCAGCACCTGCTCTCGTATAGTGCAGGTTGTGAAACGTGCCGTACCCAGATCCGTCATTCTTGTCTAGCGAGTACGTAATGTCATAGTTATTGATTGTGCCGCCAGCCATAAGTGCCTCGGCAATCGGAAACCTAGCATGCCCGCGAATCGCCTCTCTAGTCGAGTACGTAACAGGGGGGTTGAATGTCACTTGATCACCAACGTTTGGCATGAAGAGGCTACCTGTACTTGTGAATGCTGCAACCCCCGCATCAATCGTGTAGGCTACCACGTCTGGGCTCGCCTCGTTCATTTGGATCGCCACCCGGCCGACAAGTGGATCGAATGACAATGTACCACTTGTCGCTCCGCTGTTTACCCCTACGATCGTGAATGTGTTCGAGGTGAGCACGGTCACTGTGTACTGGCCCAACGGAAGTGGGGTCGTCGAACTCGACGTTGTGACGACGATGAATAGGCCTGTGCGAAGCCGATGATCGTTAGCCGTAACCGTCACGGTCGTAGACGATCTTGTCCACGACTGTGCATTCGTGTTCTGCGATACGTCAGCTACATATCCGTCAAGCCACGTTGTCCCATACACCGAGGTCTGTGCAGTAAGGAGTGGGGTTCCAGTTACACCACGATGACGCCCATTCAACTGAGGCGCAAGGAACGCGTTCACGTATTCAGAAAATACTGACTCAAGCCGGATACTCTTTGAACTATTATCGGCCGTGTAAAGGTTTGTTCGAGTGTGGGGTGTATAAACTCGCTGAATTGCTACGTCATTCGCCGCAGCTCCTGCGGCTAGCACAAACACGTTAGCGCTCATGGTTGGGTAGTACGATATCGTACCAGAGGCACCACCAGCGCTCAGGCATGCGAACGTAAATACATCGGCAGATACCACAGTAGCGACGGTCTTTGCGCCAACAACGATGGCTGCGATGTCGCTTGACACTGGCACATACACAATATCGTTAACTTTGAGCCCATGTGCAACCTTCGTGACCGTGGCCGTTGTGGTGGTTCGTGTCCAGGCCACAAGGTCTTGGCGTGTGGCCCCTAAAGATAGAGGGCTAGCGTAGGTGCCTATATTCCTAAGCTTAATCTTTGTGCAACCAGCCGCCACAATATTGAGTATGCCGCTGTAGGGTTGCACTAACGTGAGCCCACCGAATGTGAGCCCGTCCATCACCACACGCAGACAGTTGACTCCCATGTCGAATATATACATAGGGATTGTGGTGTTCGTCGTTGTTGCCTGATGATCTGCGTATACGGTGTTTGTGTATGTAACATCGGTACATGTAGTGAGGAAGATGCGTCCACCCCCGGTGAGTGTTGTGTTCGTCCACGAACAACTCGACCCTCGCACAAGATTCTTAGAGCCAGTAGTGGCGTTACCTCTTGCACCACCTATCATGTGCATGCGCTCGTTAGTGCATACAAACCCAAAAATATCAGTTTGGGACGTAGTGTAGTTTCCAGATGAGGCCATCAGTGCGCGAGTGAACGTACAATTAGACATTGTACCACCTGCGAAATTTAGGCTCATTAGCAATCCGAAGTTCGTAGTCTGAGCCTCCTGTCCTACTCCAACGTGGGACCACGCAATAGCTGTTGCACACTCGGTTAGAGTTAAGTTCGAGAACGTCGCAACGTTCGTAAGTGCTACCGAGTAAGGTTGATTGAGATTCAAGTACCAATTGAAACATGCGTTCTGGATGTCGAGCACACCTCCGCCCGTTGTCGCAAACTCCATTCTCGTTGCTAGCGTCGCGTTAGGTAGTACGTTGACTGTTGGACCTGCTGCTGTACAGCACATGAAGAAAATACTAGGGATTCGGATCTTTCGCCCGCTTCCAGGAATGAACCCCCCAGTACTATTTGTACCATCATGCCCAAATCTCAACAGCCCTGCTGTTGAGATCCAGCACCACCTCCCTCGCACCTCATCTGTCGCGATGTTTGCCAGCAGCGCAGTTGTCGACCCTGCACATGGGTAAAATTCATATAAGTTTGAGGCTACCGCAGTCTCGACCCATACCCCAGGCAGATATACTAGGGCACCATTACTAGGAATCTGGTATGTCGTCGCTCTCGTACCATCTGTGGTGCCAAGGTCGAACCAATCGCCACGAACCTTGAAGGTCCCGAGTCGGTTACAGGTCATCGTAAGCGCATCTACGCCCACGATCTCCAGCCACCCAGCACGATCCGCTGCTGTGGCTGTCGCACTAATACCTGTCAACGCACCAGTGGAATAGGCGACGCTATTCCACTGGCGAATCTTGATAAATCCAGAGGCTGGCATAGATGCCGCAACAGCTGTCGGAGCAGACGCAAGAGTCGCGTACACCCCGATCAACTTACCGCTTGCGCTGCCACGAGTGATGGTCGTGTCATACGCAGGCACAACCCCAGTCCCTGTGTTGTATGGGATGATTCGTACAAGGGTCGAGTTGAATTCTACAGTACCCCCTAGTGTGGCCGACAGGGTTAGGTTACCCATGGCCGCACTAGTGTTCTGATTCTTTCCGTATCGCGTGTCCTGATCAACGGTGAGGTACCCACCGTTGATGTTGTACGTATCGCTCCCAACCTTGGTAGCAAGCGTATCAATGTTGACAGGCGTCGTGATTGTATAAGTCGCCATTCAACGCTCTTGTTACTATGGATTGCTGAAGTTACGCTCGATGTTAGCCGTTACTGGAATAGTCTTAGCAATTGCGCTTTGTATAGTCTGGACAGTGCTCTGTGCAAACTGCGCAGTTGATTGACCAATCGCTCTCGCAACCACGTCTGCATCGGTGGCTCCAGTCCGCCCCCCTTGAACATTGTTCGAGTAGTCAAACGTAAATGAGAAGTCGGCAGTAGTAAGTCCAGTCACATCTGCCCCAGAATCACTCTTCACAATGATCGCATCTGGGGTATCGATGCAGTTCTGGTCAATCAGCTTGGAACCAGAGGCTACAGTCGCGATCGTGGCACCATCCCACCGAGTAACGTTCCAGCTTGAGGTGCTCGTAAGAGCCGTCACCTGATAGATACCATTCATCGCGTGGCCTAGACTGATATACACCCGAATGTATGCTCCGACGCCCCTATTCAACGACGCTGGAAGGTTAGCACCAGCACTAGTGAAAGTTCCAGTTGAACCAGATACAGCGTTGATCGCAAGGTCCGTGATGGTGTTCCGAATCGTACGATCAAAGAACAACGTATATGCCGCTACCGAATCGTCAATCAAGGTCTGGTTGAAGTCAAGCGTAACTGGCGTTCCGATCGGGTACCCACGAGAAGTACCAGTGTTGTCATACATGCTCGTAGAGTTCTTCGAGCCGCTTGCAAGTCCGGTGATGTAGACACCAGATCCCCCACCCTGTGGATTGCTCGGGAAGTTCCCGGCCAGATCAATACCCCCCTGATAGGAGTCTCCGATAAAGCGACCTAAGCCGTCGATCTCTCGACCGATCGCCGTAGAGGCGTCAGCGTCGATGTCAGTTGTCTTCCGTAGTTGTCGCTGTACCCACTCGTGAAGCTGTTGGGAGGTTCCTCCGTTTGCGTTCAGAGTGAACCCGAAGTTGAACGGGCCGCCTACGAGGACACCGCCCCCACCGAGAGACTGCGGGGTAGGGTGAATCGTGAGAGACATGCCAGTGTACGGACTACTGCCATCGATCGTTACGTCCGTCGCGTCAATTTTCTGGTCACCACCATTTGATAGCGGGAACGCAAAAAGGGCGTTGGCAAGGGCACTGAAACCACCCGAAGCCAGGTTGGCAGCGGCGTAGGTTTTACCCTTAGCGTCCGCGTCTCGCACTCGCAACCGAAGAGACAACGCTCCAGTATTGTCTGGACCGAGTTGCGCCGCAGCGTCGGCACCTACCGTGAACGGCGTACCAGACACTGTCAGTGTCAGTGCAGCTACCGAAGTGAGAGTCCATGCTCCATTGTTGCCTCCCACTGTGGCTACGCGAACTCTGACCTTACCTCCAACCTTGTACCCATCTGTGATAAAAGAGCCAGATGCACGAGTGATAGTACTAGTTGTAGCAAAGGTACATGTTGCAGGATTCCCGATCTCAGAGAAGCACTTGATTGCCTCATTGACTGGGCCCGTAAAGTCGAAGTCCACAGTGTCGTCAACCGTCGTGTCAGACCCGAACTGATAGTATGCTCTATCTCCTGTTGATGGCGTCGAATCCTCAAACGTACCTAGAGTCTTGATACCAGCGTAAGTCGCCAGAGTTACTCCGTTTGCGTCAAGTTCTGACCAGCCCATATTCCTAAGTAGCTTACGAGTTCGGATCGTTGCTGGGCTGGTCTTATCTGCCCAGTTCCAACCGTTGTTATTACCTGAGGCATCCTGCCCAATCAGGTACTTGCCTGCGAAAGCGTCGATACACAACATTGGAAACGGGGCGTTGGCAATCAGGAAGGCGTCGTTCTTCCAGTCAATCATCATCTTCGAGTAGACAGTTTGCCCGAGCACCCCTTCGAACCCAAGCCCATTCTGCTCAAGCAGGTACACGAGACGACCGGCAGTATCGTAGAAGATATTCGGACGATTACCAGTTGTACCTAAAAAGGTCGTCGATGCACTGCCCTCAGTTGAAGGGCTCGCTCCGCTGACCTTTGTAGCAATAATGCTGCTCGTCGTTGGTGCCCCGCCAGACTCCTTGTATAGCCCGTTGTTGACAGCGAGAGCGCGACCTCTAACTACAAAGTACTGCCCCGCTGCTATGGCTGGAAGCGTGGCAGCAGACGTGATCGTGGCCACTGCGCCAGCAGCAGTCCATACGACGGCAGCCGCTACAGTACTGGCGCCCTGAGAAAGGTTGTCGGGATCTGAGATGATTGGCATAGTGGGTCCTAGCTAGTTGGCTGAATGCCTTAGAGTCAGTTTTGGTAGGTGATTGGAGTTGAGAACGTTACTGTAAATGAACCAGAGGTTGATGTGACATCACTGCCAAAGTCAACATGAGCGACTAACTCGTCAGCTGAAGCAGCACCACCACGTCGCTTGTACAAAACACATGCGCGAGCCGTAATGGTTGATGCTGGCCAAACAATCGAAGCGAATGTAATGGTAACCTTGTCAGTCCCATTGTCCTTTGTAACAGTAGTTGCACTCACGGCCCCTCCCGCAGTATAACCAGTACCCACAACTTCATTTGTAATGTCACTACGTTTGGTATGGGTGTCCTTGTTTGGAGTGTAAGAGGACGTAACTAACATCCCATAGAAGGTATCGCTGTCAAAGTCGATTAACGCTCGTGCTGCGTCATCCACACAGGAGTTATAGATCATCTAAGTCATCCTTCTTGGTCGGCACGGGTACGCCATGTAAAGCAGCAAGTTGGGCTAAGTCAAAAGTCAGACCTAACTTGCTATAGTCTTTTAGATCAGCAAGAAAGGCAGCATTTCTCTCTGCAAACGAGCGCTCCAACTCAGCATTAGGTTGCTCCACCTTGGCAGTTGGAGCGGGCTTCACGGGAGAGGTCTCTTTTGGGACTTCTTGCCCAAACGGAATCTTGAACTTTTTACAGTACGCTTCTATGTCAACCGGCACGCCTAGGGACTTTAGTGCGCTAAGAGCACTTGCAGCATCAAGGATTGACTTAGCCTCAGCAACGCGATCCTCAACAAGACCAGGGACCTCCTCGATTTGGGAGGAACTCACTACAGGTAGAAGGACAGGAACGGATACCTCTTCTTTTGGAACCTCAGGTTCTTCTTCAAGGGTAGAGGCCTCAAGGAGGGTAGCCTCAGGTTCTTCAAGGGTAGAAGCTTCAGGTTCTTCTTCTTCTTCCTCAAATGTAATCTCGAACTCATCAAAAGCTACCGAAGAACCCAACACTCTAGGTGCTAAGGGCTCAGCTACAACTTTGGGTGGGGGGGATTTTGGAAGCTCGGGTTGAACTGCAACTGAGGATGACCGAACAGGAGCCGGAGCCACAATAGGAGGGTGGGTTGGAGTGTAAAGATCAGCCTTTACCTCAGCCTTTACCTCAGCTCTTGCGGTTTGAGACGCTAAGTACTGTCTCAAAGCAATCCGGTTTGAGGTTTCCGACCCACCACGATCGCTCTGAGTCTGGGAAAATCTTGCTACGACACTTCTGATAGCCTCTGAATCTTTAAGCTGCTCGGAGGTTTCCCCAACTATCTCTTCCGATTCCTTGGTTGCTGTTACTCCTAGACTCCTATAACGACTTGCGATGCGATTTGCAGCTAACAGTAAACGTTGTTTGGCAGTAGTTGACATTGGTTGACATCTTACCTTACCCCGACCCCACCGTGGTCTACTTTCAATACCCGTTCGAGAAAATGGCCTCGCCTTTAGCTTCTAACTTAGCGAATCTCCTCAGACATTCCTCACACGTAGCCGCCTCCTCAGGTAAGTCTGAGAGATCCGCTGAAACCTAGCAACTACGTTCCTGGTGACAACTAAGTCACTCATTAGGTAGACTCCGGGTACTCGTCTACCGCTTTCTTGAGCGCTTCTTTCAACCAGGCGGGCTCTCCCGTCAGGCACTTCAGTAGCTCAGCAATCGCCTCTTTGGGGCCAATCTTGAGGCGACCACCACGCATACGCGTGAGGTTCTTCGGGGCCCCTTCGCTAATCTCCCAGCTTAGGACGAATGGGATGAACACACGAATCATCTTCTCGATGGTTTCATCCTCCAACTGCTCTGTCTTCCCATTTACACGAACAAAGAAGTCGTACTGGTGAGCGTTGGTGACGTAAGGGATCTTACCCTCTGCCTTGAGTTTCTTGCAACGATTGTAGCGTTCCATTGAGGTCTTCGTGAAGACCTCAACAACACTCTTACGTCCGGTAATGGTTGGGTCATCATCGTTAAGTAGTCCAGTACCTGCAAGAATATCCTTCAAAGCAGCTCCACCCGATCGAGGCGTCTTCTCAACTAGGACTTCAGTAGGTTTACCACCAGACCAAGCGATGTACTTCTTTGGGGTTGGCATCTTCGGCACATCTGTCCAACCATCGGCTAGGAGTTTGATATACTTTGCCGCAATTTTGGCAATGTTCTGTGAGATTGGGACGTCAATCTCACTAGACTGCCAATCCTTCATGATCTTCGTCTGACCCTTATCTGTAGGGACAGTGCCTGAACTCTCCCCTCTCTGCTTGAGAGCTAGGAACACATGCTTTTCATCGGTTTGCCCGTAGAGTACCCAGATTCGATGACTGGGGTAGAAGCTCTTTTCCCAATACCACTCTGGAATGGAAATGAACTTCCACTCTACGCCAGCGGGAACTCCTGAGTTACCCATAGCGTCCTCAAAGGACTGCCCCTCAAGAACTTCATCTGGCTCCTTAGGAGGTGGTGGCTTTGGGCGAGGGGGTGGAGGTTCAGGTCGGAAGGTTGCACGGCTCTTACCGTCCAAGATGTCCTTAGCTACGTTGACCTCTACCATCTTCTCGTGACTGCCCCCACGGTCAGGATGATTCTCAATGGCCTTCCTACGATAGGCCTTTGTAATCTCATCTGCGGTTGGGAAGGCTTGAGGAGGAAACCCTAGAATGACCTTTGCCTCTTGAAGGGACATAGCCAGAAAGAGTTTCGCATAGAGGTATCGACTTGCGATTCGCTCGGCAGCAAGTCGAGTTAGTACCCTATGTGCAATTCGGTCAATTGAGTGTACCCTATGTGCAATTCGGTCAATTGAGTTTGGCATCCTACCCTGAGGTAGAGTATCAAAAGAAGTTCGGCCTAGTAGAGTCTAGGCCTGTCGAATACTTGCACCTCAGGAGGCGCATACCCCTTCAATCTTTTGACCATCTCCCCTCGTGCGCGCTCGTTCAGGGAATGCACGTAAATGATTGCGGGCCACAGGTCTATGTGCGCATTAGCTAGCCAATCCACAACAGCCATACCCGTCTTGTGTTGGTACGTTGTCGGGTCTCGTGAGGTATCGTAGTGCTCCTCATGCAAGTCGTGGTCTAACGAAAGCTCTTCCACTCGTACGTAGCGCTGATCGCTAAGAACTTCAATGCACGCATCTGCGGTAAGGACTCGATCCCAACCAACTGGTTCCCGACGCATGTCATCAAGAAATAACTTCATAGGATGGCTTCTAGCATCTTCACTTGGGCGTCAGGTAGTTGGTCCAAGCAATAGAATGCCACCATCTCGGCAAAGTTCTCTTTGTAACTCGTCTTCGCGTACCCCGTGATGAAGGCAGAGTCTGGAGTAAGGTCCAGTCCAGTCGTAAGCCCAGACTTCATCTCAATCCAATTCAGAAGTGGAAGAGTTGCCGTGTGCTTAGGATCATCTTGCCTTACTAGGTGAACCTTGTCGTAGACCGTTCTAACGACCTCGTAGGTCTTACCCTTGGACTGCATCGTCTCCCCTGGCTTGGGATGGGACTCAGGGTTGTTGAGTAGCTCCCGCACTCGATCCTGCTCCGACCTACCTAGGTTGTAGTAGAGCATCTGGAGGTCCTTGTCTTTTGACTTAAGGAACTTCCAATGGAGCCTATGCCCTAGCTCATGGATCACGAGACGGACAACATCATGCCCCTTGCGTAAGTTGGCTCGAACAAATAGCTCGTCCTTGTCGGACATGTAGAAGGCAAGGACGTTTGACTTCAGTAGGGTATTTGTGATTAGGATGTCCCCGTAGCACACCTTACCTAGCCCCTTACGCTGAAGCAGGCTAGCTGCTTTCTCTACTACCTCCGATACCGTCTGTATGACCTTCTCGTCAAACCCACCAGTGTTCACAATGGTAAACGGGCCAGCTTTGATTAGCTTTGCAGAGGACCCCTCCTCACCCTCTACTCGATGCTTACTCTGAGTAAGCGCAATCGTCGCTAGCTCAAATTGCTCTCGGTACAAGCTCATGTACTTCTCGAACAAGTCAAGAACTTCCCATTGCTTTGGGTTCACATTGATTCTACTCTTCGCGTAGTACTTCGCCGCAGCTTCAACCCCTTTACGGATTTTTGGGGGGAGGTCATACTGCTGGAGGAGAGAGAAGAACAGAGCGTACCCAGATCTCTGGAATCTAGGGTAGGAGTACTTCACAGCCGATGCGAAAGTGGACTTGTGGACGGCATACTCCCGCCCAGCATTTCGTACTGCGTTATCTCCTTCAGGCGTTGAAGGGGGGCGGCTTTGAATAGGGAGAATGGCTATCCTTTGGGCCTCTTTGAGTATGTTCTCTGCTGCCCTTGCCTGAGGAAGCTTGGCCTCGAACGAAGCCATAGTATTGAGTACTACTTCAAACTCTCGAATGAGGGCACTTGGGTCCCCAATGGAATCTGCAAGCTTGAACCTAGCTACTACGTTTTGGATGATAGGTAGAGTCATCTTCTAAGAAGTCCTATCAAAGGGGTATCACTTGCGTCTGCTTTTCTTCTCCTCAAGTTCCCCCTGGTTTTGACCGCAATGGGTACAGTTTTCCTCCGGGTCGCTCTTGTCCGCATAATGGTGCTTGCACTGAGTTTCTTTCGTAACCATTGCAACCCCTGTCTCAATCGTTTGCTCGGTTACTCGAACCTGGATAGCACCAGACCCTGGGAGGGAGTACATCACCTGTCCAAGAGCCTCTTCGACAATCGAACGAAGAGCCCTTGCTCCTGTAGGCATCTTCTTCGCCTTCCTAGCAATCGCGAGAAGTGCTTCGGGGTCAAACTCTAGGCTTACCCCGTCCAACTTGAACAAGGCTCTAAATTGCTTGATGATGGAGTTTCTTGGCTCAGTGAGGACTCGGATCATATCCTCCTCACTCAGCTCAATCGTGGTCGTCAAAACTTGAAGCCGACCAAGCATCTCGGGGATAATGCCGAACTCCAATAGGTCTTCGGGGCAAGCGGCTAGGTAGGTCTTTGTCTGGTCAAACTTCTCTCGTGACTCTGACCCAAACCCAAGACGGGATCCTTTGTTGAGTCTCTTTTCGATGATAGGCTCGATTCCCGCGAAAGAGCCAGCGCAAATGAAGAGGATGTTGGTGGTGTCCAGTACGTCTGTAGCGTTCATAGAGGTCCCGGAACGTCCAGAGCGAGGCACGTTGACCTTCGACCCCTCCAAGAGCTTTAGAAGTGACTGCTGGACTCCTTCCCCGGTGACATCTCGATAGCCCGAACGATCTCGACCACCCGACTTGGCAATCTTGTCTACCTCGTCCAGGAATATGATCCCCCACTGGGCCCGCTCCACATCACCCTGAGCATCCTGGAGTAGCCCTTGTAGAAGCGTCTCGACATCATCCCCAACATAGCCTGCTTGAGTCAAGCGTGTCGCGTCTGCCACAAAGAACGGCACATTCAACATCTTAGCGATGGTGCGAGCGAGATAGGTCTTTCCAGTGCCCGATGGACCCAAAAGCAATATGTTGCTCTTGTCCAGCTCTACAGCCTCTAGGCCCCCAGCTACCTCAATCTCAAGCTTACCCTCTTTGGCAACTTGGCGACGCTTGAAATGGTTGTAGACAGCCGTAGCAATCGTGCGCTTTGCTTGGTCTTGCCCGATGACGTAGGCGTCCAAGTGTGCTTTGATCTCCATGGGAGGCTTGAGAGGCTCCTCCTTAGGTTTCTCGAACCCACCCTTACGAGAGCCTACCTCCAGCTCCTTCATTGCTGACCGTACACATCGGTCACAGATTGAGGTCTCATCCGTGTCGGAGCTTGAAATGAGGTTCTTAACTTCGTTTCTTGGACGCTTACAGAAACTACACTTGACCATGAGGTAGCCTACACCGATCCCTTACGCAACTTACGCGACTTACGTGCCGTCTCTTTGACTCGGAAGGCTTTCTCTTGTCCTTGACGTGCTCCTTTCACACCCAAAACAACCTTACCGTAGTCAGGTAGCGCAACCTCAACCCCTGCAAAAACAACGCTCCAATCACCTTCAGAGTCTACTAAAATTAGCTCTCGACCGGTTGGGTAGGTAGTGTAAGCTCCGCTTTTCAAGGAGGTAGCCGCAAAGTGATATCTTAACTCTTGATTTGATTTTGAGTTTGACTTGAGAATTACCTCAAATACCTCGAACCCATCCGCAGAAAACTCAGGGTCTTCGATTGTAGGGGCCCGCTCCATGGTAGGGCCCTCAAGAAGACCAAGTCCAGGACGACCATCCGTTTCTAGGACCACAACCAATCGCCCTGAGTACAGCGATGCGTCGAAGACCACAAGACCAGTTGCATCGATCAGCATGGGTCTACCACCTGGGAAGGAGCTTCAGCTACTAGCTCAAATTCTGAGTAGCAGTAAGCTGCTGGGTACACATCCCCCTCATGCAGCACCCAATACACATCCCCTCCATGCCCACCTACAACCCCGTAGATTTCTCCACTCGTCGCTGGCTTTCGTAAAGCAATGTGTTTGGGCGTAATTGAAAACCCAGTTGTAGGGTCCAACTTCGCGTGAGTAATTACTTTTGTGCCGTTGGTCAGTATGAATTCAGGTTCCCGCATGTAGAGGGATACACCGAACCCAGGGACTTCACCCCATCAAAGCGTCGAATTTCGCTACGACTTCTTGGTTCCATGGCCCTTTAAGGTCGAAGTTAGAGATTGCAAACAGCTCTGCGAACTGTTCTCCGTCCTTCTTACTGTAGGGGCTGGTCCACCACTCCTGTCGCTCAAAGTCAAACTTTGTTCCAACTTTTCTCTCGTACCTGTGACCTAGCTCATGAATGAGAATGTAGTCAAGAGCGCCGTAGCTGCCTCCTGCCCTTTTTAGAACATTCGGGGTAGCTCTTACGTAGAGGATGTCTTGGTCGGACTTGTACTTGCCCGCCGCAGTACCTCGAAAGTCTTTGGGGCCAGCAAAGGCTACGGTAAGCCCCCCAGCAAAAGCTTTCCGTCTCCAACCCTTGACGTCCCCGAAAACAGCTTCCATAGCCGTAACGTACTGACCAATTTTCTTCTGGTCGAAGCCAACAAGGTTCAGGTAAGTGTTACCCCCAACCTGAACCTCCTTGGGGACGATCTTACTCCCCTCGTTGGAGAAGTATCGGATGAGATCCCCCGCCAAAGGCTGGACCTCCTCCTCCCAAACCCGCTTGGCCTCTTTACCGCCTCGGGCCCAAGCTAGGTCGGGGGTATCCTCCTCGTTGGAGAATTGAACCCCTTGCCCATTGAACCTGGACTTAAGGCTTGCGGATTGCGTTAGCCACCAATGCAACTTCTCAGCTTTTAGCTTGAGGTCTCTTTGACCTTGTGGAGTTTTGGACACGTCGAATCGGAAGGTGTCCTTAAACCAATTGGCAACCTCAAGAGCAGCATCCCCACTGAAGTCCTGGAATAGCTTGCCAAACTTGGCAAGTAGCTCCTCATTCAACCCAGCTGTGAACGAGAACTTCGCTGCAACCCTTTTTGTCATACGGTCTTGAAAGAAGTAGGCTACCTTCAACGCGATCTTGGTATCAAGGGTTGACGGCATCACTTCACCTCAGAGTAAATGATGCAGTCTGCATTCCACTGGAGTCCCTCACAATGCACCGTACCAGACGGCTCAATGATACAGGACCCACCCCCACCAAACTTATTCGGCTTGCCACCCTCTTCACCGTAGCGATTCGATACGATCAAAGTGGTCTTGTTGTCCATGGCAAAGTCAACCCAGGAGACTGCTGGGAACCCACCATCCCCAAAGTTCGCAGAGAAGGCTACCACGTCTGCATCCCCAGGCGAGTAGAGGTTCGTCCAGTCATCGTTAACCTTATCCCGTATGTCCCGGCATACGAGAAGACCTACGCGTAGGTCCTTACGGTCAAAGGTCGCTCGTATGACCGGAGGGTTTGACTTCCCTGGGGTAGCCCAAAGAAAGTCATTTCCCCAACGATTGATTTTGGCGTACTTCTCGAAGTAGCCTCCTGGCTCAAGATAGACTTGGCTATTGTAGAGCTTACCAGACCCAGAGTCCTTTTCGACCATCCCCCAAACCAAGCAGGCATTGGTCTTCTGAGCTATACCTAGGAAGAAGTCCATTGTGGGCTGACCAAATCCTACGATCTCAGCGTCTTCCTCGGCTTCCTTGGTGCTCATGTAGGAGTACCCAGTTGTAGCCAACTCAGGAAAAACAATAAGTTTAGCCCCTTCAGCAGAAGCCTCGATTGCAAGTCGAGCCATACGCTGCACATTCTCCCGCTTCTTACGGAAGGATGGGGCGAATTGGACGGCAGCTAGTTTTACCAAGAAGACAACTCCTGAGCCTTGCTACCATCGAGCTTCAATTGGCTCTCCTTAAAGGTAGTACCCTAGATGGAGTATAGAAACTGTATTGCTAGTTGGGCTTGGTAAACTGCCTCTCCCAAAGAGGGTCCCCAGGGCCTAGGTAACTAAGTGGATTTTTCGCTGGACCTTGTAGTTGAGTGGACGCTACTTTGGCAGTCTTTGTACCCAACCTCACCTCAAATCCAAATGGAGTAATGCCGATCACCCCTCGACCACTCTCGAACAACAAGTCCAGTAGCGGCTTACTAAAGGGGAGATTGGCTTGCAGTATCAGAAATTTGGACGTACCTAAGGTCATCCAATCTACAACTCCCAAGTGCTTGAAGTTGAGACCAAGTTGACTAGCAGCTCGAATTGTCACTTCGGCTACCTTTGTGATGTTGTCTGTGTTGAGGGCTTGAACCGCAAACCGATACATGGTGATTACCTAGTGCTGTAGTGGATAAAAGTTATTCGAGTGTACTCGCAGTGGACAAGAGAGCCGTCCTCTGGGTTAGTTTCTTGATTGGTTAGGTGGAAGTCCCCCACCATTGGGTCCCCTATCATTGGACTCACACACTTGCTATTGGCAGAAATCCAAATTGGGATACCTAACTTTTCGTTACGGTTGGCTGCAAACCATGGGATAGTTACTACGCCTGGTCCCTCGGCAATTTCAGAATTCACAACCGTGATGTCTAGCTCATCGCAGTACTGAAGACCTTCCGCATAAACAGAAGACCCACCTGCAATCCAGACCTGGTCGGTCTCTCCTGCTGCCGCTAAAGCGTCAGGAAGGCTTGAGAAGACCTCAGCTCCCTCCAGCTTTAGGTCGGGGTTGGAACTCAGAACAAACGTCCTACGCCCCGGTAGCGCCCTCCCAATCGAGTCCCAAGTCCGCCTACCCATGATGAGTACGCCACCAAGAGTGACTCTCTTGAATCGCTTCAAGTCCTCTGGTTTGCGCCATGGGATCTTACCGTCGATCCCAATTACCCCGTTCGCACTGGTAGCTACAATGAGCTTAGGTTTCATATCCGTACCCACCCCCAATCAGCAGGGGGGTGCGAATTGCGACAACAGCCTTTTCGACCACTTCTTCTAGACTGGCTGAGCTTTCTGCTCCAAACTCAGCAACAAGCTTTTGAGTGGCTTCATGAATACGAAGACGTGCCGTCTCTAGCTCACCCTCTGTCTGAGCTAGAGTCACCTGAAGTCGTTCAATACCCTGTTGTCCAACACTAGCTACTCCAGTTGGAGGACTAAAGATCTCATCGAAGTGCCTTGAACAGAGATACGCAGTTAGGTTGTGCCTAGGTAGGTTAGGGTCATCGACCGCTATCTCTTCTCCGACCTTGCAAGTGGCTGTAACGCGAACGCCAAGGTGCTTTATGCAGATAGAGCAAATTTCACCTAGGCACGAACCAGACACAAATCTACCATTCACTGTTGTAGCTTTACGCGAACGTTCAAACTCTAACTGCCTTCCCACCTCAGCTAGACGTGATCTCGTTGAAGCTTTGGTAATAGGTGCGGAGTCTGGTAGGTACTCAAGCTCTCTTGTAAGCCAAGCTACCTCAGATAGAAGAAATTCAAGTTGAGTCATACCGCAACCTTTCCAGATAGGGCTGGCCAAGGATCATAGCCCTCAAGCACGAAGTGACGCATGACCTCCTCTGTTGTTACGGAGGGGTGCATGAGAGCCTCTACGTCAGCTAGGGTCTTGATCTGGTTCGAGATGATAAGCCTCGGAAGGGCTTTTGGCATCCGAGTCAACTGCTCCTTCAAAACAGGAACGTGGTCGTACTCGGCCATCGAACCATCTGGTTTAGCTGTGTAAACATGCGCGTCCACCAAGGTGTGCCCAAAGATACCAGGCTCAATCCCAGAGAAGCGAGAGAACAAACTGAGAAGCAGTGCGTAGCTTGCAATGTTATAGGGTACGCCCAAAAGGACGTCAGCGGACCTCTGGGTGAGGTGAAGGCATACCCTCTGTTTAGTACCCATGATGGTAGGTACTAGAGTTCGACCATCATCATTCTCTTTTGGCGGGTGGAACTCAATCTGGTTCGCATTCTGCACATTAAGCATGAAGATGCTGTGGCAGGGTGGGAGCTTACTGGTCTGAGCGTTCCCTGGAGCCCAAGCAGAAACAACCATACGTCGAGACATGGGGTTTCGGTTTAGCTCGTCGATAACCCATCGGATCTGGTTATTCGGGAGTGGTCTACGGTACACCCCAGAGGCCCATGAGAACCTATACTTGTGGTAATCCTCTCCATTTTGGATGCAGGTAAGTACACGACTCTTCTTGAGTTTCGAGGCAGCAGCAGCCTCAGATGCTGACAAGACAACTCGAACCCCACCATCAGGGTATTCGACCTTAACTGCCTTGGCGTGAGCGTAAAGTCGATTATCCTGGTGAGAAAGCCATACACAGGTAGTAGGAGAGTAACAACGGGCGCTGAAAAAATCCTTATCTAGGGCGTACTGCTTTGGATTGTCCCTCTTGTTGACCCAGTTTGGTAGCGTGTAGCAGTCTGCGTGGAAGTTAGCGAAGTTGTGCCATCTGTTGCACACTGTAACGCCTCTCAAGCCATACCATGGGTACTCTTTACAGTCAGGGTTATAGCAACGGTCCATCATGTGCTGCCAAACCTTGAGGAGATCCGCGTCTATCTCAGTTTTGGTTGTCCGCTCTCCATAGTACCCCACTCCGTGGATAGAGGCGAAGTATCTATCCCGAACCTCCCCATTTTGAATTACATCACGGCGCACCCGCTTCTTAACATAGCCCGTAGTTGTAAACTGAATATCGAACAGTCTACGACCTTCGGTATCTACACCTACCTGACGAATGATCTTGAACGAGCCGTGGTTTTTCGACTCGAAGAATTTCCCACACCATTCATGGTTCGACTCAGCAGTCAACTCATCAAAATGAGGCTTAACATAGTCATTTCCGGAAGGTTCGCGTGGAGTAACAACTTCGGGCTCCTGAGCTGGTGGGAAATTAACCCAAAAAGCCCCATAGGCACTTGGAACTTTACCGTTCTCGTCAGCCCAAGCGTCCCAGAACTTACAGCCATGACGCTTGAGGATTGAGATGTCAGTCTGTCCCGAAAGGAACCACAACAACTCGACCACTATGTTTTTCCAAGAGATCTGCTTGGTCGTGAGGAGGGGAAACCCGTGAGCTAAATCAACCTCGTAGTAGTACCCAAAGGTACTGAGAGTGTCTACGCCAGTCCGGTTTTCCTTGCGGGTTCCGCTACCTAACACATGTTCCACTAGGGATAGATATTGACGCATCTGCTTACCTTCTTCTACGTAGCACTTCAGCGAGTAATCTAGGAGCTGCTTTGACCAAAGCAGCATGGTACCTGAACTCTGCATCCTCGTCTGGGGTCCAGCCTCGCATGTCTGGTGCGTACTCCCCGCCATTACCTGATCGTATGCTTGCAAGCTCAGGGTCGTAGGGATGCTGCAATGCCAGTAGGCGCAGTCGTTCAAGCTCCTGAATCTCAGCTGTACTCAAGTCATTCACTCTTTGATCATCAAAATCTTTCAAATCGGCTACGTATCTCCATTGGGAGCACTTGCCCATGGCCTCTGAACACCAAGGGTAAGCTTCCTACCTGGCCCCCTAGACTTTTGGTTATGTGTGCGGTAACATCTGAGTTACCACTGATCTTTAGCTCAATGGCAGTACGAGTAGCGTGAGTCAGAGCCTTATAGCGTAGGACCTCCTCCGAGGTCAAGATGACGCTAGAAAACTTGCTCAACGTAGACACTTGGTCGTTAAACCATCGTGCCTTAAGGACTCTACTTCCGTCCTCTACCGTACCAGCATCAGGCCCCTTGTACACAAAAGCCTTGTGAACCCCATCCATAAGGACCAAGGTTTCCGGATCAGAACCCCTTAGCTTCTTGACTGCCTCATCTAAGGTGACAATCCTGGAATAGACCTTACCCAAAGCCGAAGCTTTGGGTATATCTGAACTCAGGTCCGCGTCAAAGGAGAAAAAGGCTACTGGTACGTCATTCACTAAAGCAGCTTGTGCCGCAGCTAGTAGCAATTGAGTTTTGCCAGAACCTCTAACCCCACTAATACACGTAATCCCCTTGGGGTACCCTCCCCCAAGTAGGTCATCTAGACTGATAATGCCTGAGGAGTTCATAGACTTAACGGTTCTCTTTTGAATCGGCTTACAGGCGCTTTCACCCATTTACCCCGCAGTCTAGCTTGCTTGTGCATGTATATGGTACGCCCGTCTGGGATTGAAGTCATTACCCACGACCCCAAAGACTCCCTTGAATCATTTACACTCGCAACTAGGTATGGGTCAGTGCCCCTGTAGAGCCACACCTGCCCAACATCTACCTCAAGATCAATCATGAGTCCCACTATCTTTACCTAGGAAGTCAGAGAAGCATCTAGCAGGTACGTGCTCACGATTGGTATCCGAGTAAGAGGCGCACGGAAGTGGTTGGGTAGGTTCAAACTTGTAGAAAAAAGCTACCCAAATAGCCAGAAGGGCCGCCACTAGCCAACATAAACCCGTCACATGCTCTGCTACCCAAGTAACTACATTGAAGATAACCCTCAGCATTTTTCACTGACTCCCCGCAAAGGTCTTAACCTTCGTTAGGACCTCCCCCCAAGACCGTACTCGTAAGTGATCCAAACCCAACCCACGAGTATTGGGGGTATGCCAAAGCATTCCAAGCCCCTGAGGATTTTCCTTCGTCCAAGACTCTACGTGCTCTGGCTTATCGTCAAGAAAGATGTCACCTCGAACCAGGTACTTAGCTGAGGTATGAACGACCTGGCTTTTTTCGAAGCCATAGTGGGTCTTTAGCCATAGGTTACGTTCATAGACCCAACTCAGACTGTGATACGGGCTGGTGACCACGTAGACATCAAACATCGTCTGAAGCTCTGCAATAGCCTTCTGAGCTTCTGGGAAGGGCTGCAAGTCGTGGCAGAACCCCTGCTTGTCTATGATAGCTAGGACCAGGTCCTTCTTCGGCCCCTCTAGGGTAGAGAAGATATCCCAGACCTCAAAGTCCTCGATAGAGTAACGTTGCCCCATAACCGAGGACATTACCTCTAACGCTGGAGTGCGGAAGTCCGCTAGCACTTCGTCAACATCCACAAGAAATCTTAGCTTACGCATATCTACTTCCAACGAGCATGAGGGGGAATGGTAACAGCAAGGTCGCAGTCTTCAACCTGCTCATTCTGCAACATCCTTGAGAACCTGTCCGTGTCTGTTTTCCAACCATCGAACACCTGACGAACTACGGCCGTAACCTCGTCTTGCTCTTTCTCACTCTTACAGTGAGAGTACATCCGAGCGAAGACTTCGACTTGCTCTGCCGTGAGGCACTTCGATACCTGGTGGGCTTGTAGCACTCGAATCAAGTTCGCTTTGCGTTTACGAAGGCTCACCCAACTTACTACACCAGCAAGCAGTAGCCATGCGTAATTCCTTGTAGGCGGGCCTCAGGTACGGTCAAAAGTCTAACTAGTCCTTCGCTACGGAGCGTCTCAAGAAGGCTCTCTGCCTCAGCTAAGGAGCACCTCAGCAGTAGAGCTACCTGTCCAATCAGGACATGACGCCCACCCGTGAATAAGGATAGAGCTTGGTAGTAATCTCCAGCTTGAAAGGATCTCACTTCTTAGCCCCAAGTAGTGGGGTGATGCTTCCTGCTAGTTGAGCCTCAAAGACTTCCACGGAAGGGACAGGCGCAAGGCCATCGAGTTGATGGACCTGGAGCACCTTGACTCCACGGCTACTCAACTTCGCCTTGAAGGACTCAAGTGATTCGTTGAGTAGTACGACATGGAAAGTATCCACCCCCTCTCCTATGGTCAGAAGATACTCTGGGAGGTCAACCTCGAATTCGGACCGAACAACAAAAGAGTAATGCACTTAACCCTCTACCGTTATGCCAGAGACCGGAACATCTTTGACCTCGAACACTGCAAATCTCGAAGTGTCAAGCCAAACATCTACCTTAGCGTACGTAGTAGCGGTCCACCTATCGTGAACTTCCCTAGTGTCTATCCCAGTGTCTTGTATACGAAGAGCCCCCAGGACAGTCCCCTCGACCCCAAGAACAACTCCGTCCCGAAATTGGTTGACGACAAGAGTTGGCCGGTCAGGACTTAGGTACTTCATCGTATTTGGGGACATAACGAACATGATGTTTGTGTGGTCTGGGCTACCCACCCACTCTGTCATGTTATGCGAGAACTCTGAGCCTAGCCTAGCAAGAATGTTCGTCGCAAGCTCTCTCGTCCAAGAGGTAACAGTGGACTCCAGAACAACACGCTTTATGTCAAAGTTCAGGTTACGCGCAGTTGCATCGACTAACGGGGTTCTGTACCTACCACCAACTTGAAAAGTGAGGTCGGGACCTCTGAGTAGCTCTTGATCGGAGGGTGGGAGAAACCTATTTAGAAGGTAACTGGCCGGTGAAAGCCTAGCTACCTTCGCAGCATCAAGTAAGTTCGGAAGAATCTCTGCAATCTGGTGACGGATCTCTCGTCTACCGTTCAACGTAGTGAACAGTAGACGAGGGTCGCCCATCTCTCTTACGAGATCTGTAGCGTGTGGGACTCGTAAGCTAATCCGATCAAGGTCATCTTGCTCTCTTACTCGTTCGAATGAGTAGTGTACAAGGAACCCCTCCAGCTCTGGACGTAGCCTCTTTGCAGGTACGGCCATACCTCCATGCTCTCTGGGTACCGACTGAGGTTGGTAGATATCCTCCTCTGTAAGTCGGGCGATAGCTCGACCGGTATGAGGAGAGATTAGAAGGACACTATCCCCAATCTGTACGAACTCGTCTAGGATGTAAGTTACGGCGTCCTGTAGTACCTCTGTATGGTATCCGTACTCCGTAAAAGCCTTCTGGAGGTGAGCTAACAACTTGCCTGGAAGTGCCTCCATAGGAGTACTCTTGAATAGCTCAGCAACCTCAGGCTGCTGAATCACTACTCGTACCTGACGTAGAATACCAGCAGCAGGGTTTGCTTTACTCTTAACCTCGACTTCGAATGAAGAGGCCCTAGGGACCATGCTTGAAGCTGTCTTCGCGGCTGCTTGCAACGTAGCTTCAGAGTTCATTCCCTGCCGATCAAGGAACTCTAATGCCTTTTTCCAAACGATCGATTCAGGTACTACGTTTAGGTCGCACTCGACACAACCCGAGCACAACTCCCCTTTACAGCTTCCCATTCTAGTCTCCCTGATTGTCGGGTATCACTTTCCACATAGGCACGTCATGTTTCGCTCTCTAAGTACCTTCAGCTCCATCACATCTGACCGCATACTACATGTCGTAACACTGACCACGAGCGCAATGAACGCGATGCAGGCACAGATAAACGCTACGCGAGTCTGTCTGTACGAGAATTCTTTGTCAGACATTTTCTGGGGCTCCTTTACAGCAGACACTCTATATGGGTGTTCGTTCACTTCTTCATGACTCCTGTACTATGGGGTACCACCCAAAGTCACATTGAACTGCTCACTACGATGACTCGACGCCAACCTAGCACGAATTCCATCGTCTACCTCAGGGTCGTAACCAACCCAATCAAGAACTTCCTTGATTTCATCCGTCATCGTTTTGATGATACGAGGCCGATGAGCAAGCTCTGTAGCTAGAATTTCTTCGTCTAGCCCTGGCTTCCCCTTCGTATAGGACTCCATCATCGCTTCCTGGATAGCCTGCTCAATCTCACGACCTACCAGACTCTTCGCCTTCTCTGCTAGGTCCACGAGATTGAACGTGGTTAGATCCTGACCAGCCGCAGCTCCGTGGATCTTCAGAATGTCAATTCGGTCTTCCTCGTTGGGGAGGTCAAAGAAAAACCGCTGTGGCATACGATTCACCATCTCTACTGGAAGAGACTTGAGGCTATTCGCTGTCATGACGATACAAATTGGCGCCTTCGACTCCTGCGTCCAGGTAGACAGGATACCAAGAAGTCTAGATGTCGTACCTGCATCAGATTGCGCAGAGGACTGACTACCCGCTAGGCTCTTCTCCGCTTCGTCAATCCACAACACACACGGAGCTACGCTCTCTACAACGCGTAGGGCCCTATAGAGGTTAGCCTCTGAGTCTCCAACACCTGAAGACCTAAGCTTCCCCATCTCGAATTGCACCAGGGGAAGGTCCCATTCATTTGCCATGGCCTTGGCGCTGATACTCTTTCCGCACCCATAGACCCCCACAAGCAGAACACCTCGGGGTGGCTTTAGGCCAAAGGCTTGTCCCTTCTCGGTCCAACAAGCTTTCGTCTTCCTTGCCCAGCTCTTGAATCGGTCAGCCCCTCCGATCTTGTCAAAGGAGTCCTTGGTGGTCTCGACATATTGGACTAGGTCAGTTTTTCGTAGTTGATTTCGCTTGTACGCCTGGATGAATGTGGGATCAACCTGTCTACCTTCCGCACTCTTACGTGTGTGGTAGGCAGACAGGGTAATAGACTCTTCAACCTCGTACGAGGTCATACCCCTGAATAGCTGAGCCTCATTCGGTGGGATCTTTGCTTTGACCATTCCAGACACCTTGGCTACAAGGCTCTTTGTCTGATTCGTATCTAGCCCAGTATCCTGGATAACGGTAAAGTACCGCTGAAGCTTTTCTGGGATGGACCTACGAGGTCCCACAAAGATCATGACCTTTACCACAAATTTATTTTGATGGCCTTGGTGGATGAGGTTGAGAACTCGACGATGTACAAGCTCATCCTTGAACCAACGGTCTGGATCTGTGATTACGTAGAAAAGCTCCTTACCTTTAGGGTTGTCCTTGTACATCTTGACTAGAGCATCATGGATTGTAGGGACATTCGATACATTGTGGGTCAAGTTTTCCCAATCCGCTTGAATATCTGCGATAGGCTGAAGCCCAAAGGCTCCATTGTACACCCAGGCCTGACGCTGCTTTAGCACTTCTTGCAACTCAATGATGAACCTATCCTCTTCGTCTGTTACGTAGAAAATAGCCCTAGTGTACGCACTCAGATGTTGAATTAGCTCGGGATTCATTTTGGGTCTCGTTTTGAGGTACCGTGTACCGTAAAAAGTGAAAGCTCACCTTCTTCGAAAGGAAGATGAGCTTACTACACCAACTGCCTAGGAAGGTTCAGGCCATTCGACAAACAAGCTTGATCGTGCCGTCCTTGAGGACTTCTCGACCAAGAATGTCAATACCCTGCTGAAAGGCTTCGGCACGGTATTGAGCCTCTGCGTAGGTCTGACGTAGTACCCCAAAGGTCTCCGTCGTCACTCGGACGTGGTCCGTGTCACCACTTACCAACTCACCCGTAGTCAGGTTCAACCTAGAACCCGCAAAGTTCCCTGAGGTGAGGTGGATGGTGGACCCTTCCACCCGATGTTGGATCTTCAGCTGAGTCATAGCAGCCACAGCAAAATCCTTGTTTGTGATTGCAGTCTGGACAGTTACTCGATGTGACATGTTGTTTCCTTTTAGGTGCTCGTGGTTTCACGGACAGTAGAGGCGCAATCTGGAAGCTCCTCATCTGAGAGCTGAGTCCCCATTCGATTGGTGACCTTGTAGATCTCAGCACACAGGTGCTCTTGGCGGTCTGTAACCTCCACCACTACCTTACCGTCCGGCTTAATCAACGTCGTAAATTCCATCTTCCCTTACCTCTATCCGTAGGTTGCTGCTCTACTTTACACCACCACGATCGCCCCCGAGCCGAATAATCGCACCTTTTTTTACTACGTCCCCCTTAGGTGCCGTTGGGGCAGCCCAAGGATCCCGAGTCGGAGGAGCCACTGGAGGCCCCCCTCCTATGAACTTACCCCCATGATTAGGAGTATTTAACCCACCCAACCCGAGAACCCTTGGAGGTTCCTGGGTTGGGGTAGGTGGGGTTGGGAGGACTTGAGGTACCTGAACCTCCTGAACCTCTTCCGATGGCTTCTTGCTCGTACCAGGGTCCGTACCATCGACCTTTACAACCTCCTGGGAAGGCTCCACCCAAGAGGCTACCTCATAAGGAGGGCTAGGGTCGATTAGCATGAATTTCTTGGTAGCTATCTCAGCAAACCTTGGATCACTAGAATCCATCTTAGGTACCGCAGAGAATAGCCGTTCGTGCCAGGTATTTACACGACGGTCAAAAAGCGAGGTGCCGTAAAGACTCCTTGTGCATTCGGGTTGCGAGCACCTTTGGCAGAAGGTCTCCTGAAATTCGGCCAAAGGTAGGCGAAATTCGTTGCACTCTCCAAGGTAGTCTTTACGGTCCATGCTCTTCGACTATAGCCCACGATCGCGCATTAGACGACCAAAACTTTCTGGGTTGACTCGAATGCCAAGACTCGCGTCAATTAGAACGTACTGACCAGGCTCCTTTACAGAGACTAGGTGGAGCACTTTACAGTCTCCATCGTCCAGTAGCTCTATGCAGATAGCCGCCACCTTCCTCATGGTGAACTCGGTAAGGGTGTAAATAGGGTAGACGAATATGTCATCCTCGGTAAGAGGTGTCTCTGGCTCTGCTACGGCAGTTGTAGGGTTGGCTACTGGGGGGAGAGCTGAAGGGGCCGTGACCTGAGCTTGAGCTTGTACCGGAGACGGAGCTTGTACGGTTGGGGGAGTTACAATTCCAGCAATTGGAGCCCCTAACGACTTCTGCTGCTTTGCACTAGGGTCCCAACCTTCACGCTGCCAATCCGGGATAACAATGCCTTCCAACCAAGCTGGCACCTTGTGGAAGATGTAATTACCCACTCGAAGGTCTAGGCCCTTTAGCTTCTCTCCTTCCTTCGGTGGCTTGAAGGAGCCATGGAGAATCTTGTGGTAGTCGTACTTAGCATCCCAAGTAGAGTCAATCAGGGGCTCCACCTCAAGAGGGACTTGCCATCGAGCCATTCGACCTGGACGAGTCATTAGCTCCTCAATGATCGGCATGGCCTCTGGTACGAGATGGTGCTTCACCTCGAAGACGATCTCGTCATGAACAGTCAACAACATTCGAATGGCGTCTTGAGCATACCATCCTAGCCTGTAGAACTCCTTGTGTAGGAGAACCATGGCCATTTTCATGATATCCGCGCCACTGTTCTTTGAGATAACCCCATCGGCCTCAAATCGATGGAGAGGGTCATTGACTGACAGGGTGTAGGTGTCCTCTACTCTGTCAAGCTCGGTCTTGGACACAAGCCGTTTGAAGCCGTAGATAGGATGGTCTAGTCGAACCCCCAAGGTTCGACAGAGTCGGTCAAGGGTATACACCCCTACCTTGCCTCCAGTACGAATACGACTGTACAGAGTGTACAAGGATTGGTCCCCTTTGAAGTCTGACCGCTTCCAAGTACCCTTAGACAAGAAGTTTACTACAAGGAACTTTGGGGCCTCCATGTCGTGAAACTTCTCGTATCTTAGGTCCGTACGGTCCATGACATTACGCTCAAACATCCTTCGCTGGATGTCTAGTCGGTAGCTCGTCGTCTCCAATCCAGTTTTCTTATTGACATACTGGTACGGGCCACGAACACAGGACTCTACACCTAACGTACGAAGAAGCAACTTCGTGTCAGCAAGCAACTCCCGTTGGCAAAGATGTAGGCTATAAGGGTTACCCTTATTTTTCTCGACAGTTGGGCGACAACCATCTGAGTCCATGAAGCCCCTCATGAAGGCTTTACGGTTGACTAGGGTCTCTTGCAGGATGCGAGGGGTAAGCTTTTTGGTGTGCGCTGTAGCAGGCTCTATTCCTATAGACTTTAACCAAAAGGCAAGGTCTTTGCTGTACACGACAACTTGATGACGAGTCGATATTTTTTGGTCTGGTTGGTGGGTACCTGTCTTAACTTTAGGGTTCAATCCCCACAACTTCCAAAAGGCAACGCAACGAGCAATAGCCTCCCCCTCATGGTCCCCAAATGAGTAAGTAATACCAGGATTGTGAGTCAAGTAAACGTTACCATCCCCATAGTAACGCCCCATCCAATACCAAAAGTCTTGGAGATCCGAGTCTGGAGTTACAGCTAACCTCGATAGCTTCTGAGGGGTTATACCAGCTAGCGGCTCAGGAGAGAACTCAACTGGGAAACACAGGGAGGTAGCTACCTTATCCTTTGGTTTCAATTCTGGGTAATCTACCCAATTATACCCTTCTTCGGTAACTACAAGAAGTTTGTGGCGGGTGTCACACGTTACAGTTGCCCCATCTGCCAATCTGATGTTGGATAGCTGGCACTGGCCCATATTGAACGCTTTGGCTGTAGCCCATACAGACCCGGTCCAAGCGGTAAATGCCTCTCCACTACCCTCCAAGTCTCCAATACGTTTGAACCCCTGAGTAGTCATAACTCTAGAGTTGAAATTTTGACAGCCTTGTATGGGATAATTTATAGACCACCTTTCTGCGGCACCTACTAGAGCCTTGTCCTCGCTGTCAACCTGAGGTGTCGCAATCCATCGACCAAAAGCAGTTTTCACTCCCTTGTGTTCGTGAATGTACTTCTTCTGGAGTGTGACCCAACCAGCAAACCTTGGCATGGACTTGTCGAAGTTTAGCTTCCTACGACCTGCCTCAGGTTGGTTGCAACCCGTTGCGTTCATAATCGCCCGCACTCCACCTCCGTAAACGAGAGAGAAGTTGGCAATCTTACCTTGCTGGCGTTCCTGTTTTGTGATGTCTTCCTTGTTGAAGAACGCCTTTGCTGTAATCGTATGGAGGTCCCCGGTCCCCTCCAAGAACTCTTTGATCCAGACAGGCTCCTGAGATAGGTTGGTTACAATCCTAAGCTCTTCTCCAGCAAAGTCGACCTTCACCATCGTGTAACCAGGTCGAGCAATGAAAGCTTGCCTTAGGCACGTAGCTACCTTTGGCTTCTTCTCGTCATAGGTGCTTGGAATACCGTGAGGAGGGAACCCACAGTACCCGTGTTTGGGGTCGCCACCAGGAGCTGAGATACGCCCGGTTGCAGCTCCTGTTTGCTTGAATTGCACCCTGGCCTCATCGTTGGCATCGCAATTAGCGACCATAGCCTCCAAGTAGGTACCAATAACCTTTTCCACTTGTCGGTACTTGACCACCACAAGAAGGATTGGATTGACACCTGAGTTCTCTAGTACGATTTTCTCTAGGGTATCAGCGTCCGTTTTGTACTGACCACTAGGGGTTTGCTCTGGTTTGGGCTCGATCTTCAAGCCACTTGGGGACTTGAATAGAAACTCCGCCAACTGAGCTGGAGACTGTGGGTCGAAGTCAGGAAAGCCATACTCGCTAGCGAGCGTAACGATTTGATTTCGGTAGCCATCTGCCTCTATTCTTGCCTCGGCAAACAAGGATCGCACGTAGGGCAAGTCGAGCTTAACTCGATTACGCTCCATACCCCGTAGTGCCTGAGCAGACTGCTTTTCAAGGCGATACATCGGGAAATACTTCGGGTCCCGTGTCATACTGATGAGTTCCGGCTTTTTGCAATGCAGGAACGTGCAAATGGCATCAGAGCAGGCGTAGGCAACTACACCTGGCTCTTCTGGGTGAAGCGAAGGGAAGTCAATCTCTCGCCCCTTCAAGAACAGCTCCTTCAGCTTGATCATCTCGTAGGGGATAGCGTTGTTGTTCTCCGTTATGAGCTTCCCTTGAGCGTCTCGTACAAACAGCTCTTTGAAGGACTTCTGCTTCAGGTCTAGGTTTTTATCGCTAGTGTACTTAACAAAGTACAGTAGCATCCCATCCTCATAGGATTCTGGATGCCAAAAGTCGATCCCTGTCACCGGGTAGAGTAGCTCCTGATCGAACTTAGCGTGCCAAAAGTATAGCTTGATCTTACCTGGAGTTTTGATCAAGTAGCTGCCTAATGGGTCCTGAGCTAGTCCCTCCGTTGTCAACTCAGGTTGGGCTGCATGACACAGCTTTGAGATAAGCTGCCCAGCTCTCACAAGGTCTACGTTCACGGCTCCTGGGGCAGTGTGACGAACAGGAACGTAGTACCCCGTTATGCCATCGTAGGACAGACAGTAGCCCACAATCTTGTGAACAGATTGAGGGACTAATGCAGGAGGTGATGCTGGGTCCCACCAAATCTCGTGAGGGGATTCCAACTCTGAGACAGGCTTGAGGTAGACTCGGGTATCCAGTCCCTGAGTCTCCAGGTCAAGGGAGCACTCCTTAGCCTCAAAGGCCTTCTGAATAACCCACTCAAGCTTCTCAATCGTACTTACCACCTCGAATCGATGGTACTTCATCCAAGGCTTCACAATATTCGGCGTCTCCCTCTGTTGAGTGAGACCTACATTCTGCATGAAGTCTAGGGGGCTTGCGTTGGACATGTATCTCCAAAAGTTGGCAGTTGTCGTGGTAAATTAGTGAGTTACAACAATTAGGTACACACCCAACTTCCACAGTCGGATGGCTTCTGCACCTAATCCCCTAGCTGTGAGGTCTACGACGGATCCCGGCTCGAAACACCATGGCATTTTTAGCGACTGAGGTTGGCAGTCCTTCGTGTATAGCGGACATACGGTCTTTTTGTAGCAAGTCCTATCCTTTAGTGGGAGCTTACGTAAGGCGCCTGCTGGAGAAAGCCCAAGAGCCTTCACGAGCGGAGAAGTCCAACCGCGTAAAGCGTGATTCATGACCTCGAAGTGGATGGTCGTGAACAACTCTGCGATCGGGAGACTTTGAGCTGCAACCCAAGCATCCTCCCAGACTTCCCCGTACTGATAGATGAGGTAGAGTTCCAGACCCCCAAGCTCAACGGTCTTCAGCTTGAGCTGCCTAGGCACGAATCTTACTGCCAATCTTATCTAGGATGGCACGAGTATGTTTCCAGGCATCTTCGATATCGATTAACCGATTAGTGACCTGGTAGTGCAGAGTGTCTAGTAGCTTACCTAAGGTGAGAAAACCTACCATATCGCAGCTCTCCTTAGCTTGTTTGAGCCTACGTTCGCAGGTATCTAACAGAGAGAGAACTTCCTGCTCCCTCTCTGTAGGACCTCGGACTGAGCTAGCTCCTGAGGAGACTTCCGGGGCTTCTGGGGTAGTCAATCCAAAAGCACGCTCGATACCGAATAGTAACTGAGTGAACTTCTGGTCCTCCCCTTGGAACTTCTTCCATAGAGCAAAGACATCCCATCGCTCATTGCAAACGAAACACCAAACATGGCTAGACGACCTAGCGCTCTGTGGGTACACCCTTGCAGAAGGAGAGTTGTCTTCTCCATGGAAGGGGCACGATATCTGCTCTTCGTTGTCATCTCCGGCATACTTGAGACTAACCCCAAAATGACGGAGTACGTCATAGGCGGTCACTGTATCTCGTATGGCGTTAGCTCGCTGACTTACCCATTCCTTGTACAACCCACTACGGGCACTATCTTGTAGGGCTTCCCGCAGGTTGTCACTAGAGTTGACCTGTCTCACTTGATGTTATTCGCATCTTTTGGATTGAGTCTGATGCGAAGATAAGTAGCTAGTAAAGCTACAACCCTAGCGGCGTTGTGCTCTGACATGAAGACTGCGAAGTTACCATCCGCATCATCCACACAAAGAGCCAGTCGACCATTACCCATGGCTTGTACGGCCACCTGACCATCTCCAGGCTGTCTCGCTTGTTGTTGAAAGTTACCGGACATAGGACCCTCCTTACACCGAAAACATGCCCGCTAGAGCTTGAGATATGTCTCTCTCGTTGTCGATTCCCAACCCCCGATCCCCTACATTGCTGAAGGTGTCTCGATTGTAGATACGACTAGTATTCCAATCGATCCCTGCAAGGAATGGCTTAAAGAACGCCCCATCCCGTCGTTTCAACATGTCGAAGATCGTGGTCCCAGCTGTTCGATGCTCTTCGTTCAGATACGTAGTGGTTACGTAATCCGCAGACCGCTCCGCCTCATTTGCGTAGCTCAGTGCTCTCAGCTTGTAGCGACCCTCATTCTTGTCTGCGTACTCCTTACCCTCTCGGCTGATCTGGAATAGCAGCATAACGAGAATCTTCTGACCATTGTTGAACTGGAGTGCCAGCCGCTTTGAGTCGCGAATGACAGAGTTCAACTCGATAACGTAGTCCTTCGACTGCTTCTTTCGTCTTGCCTGTACGATTCCACCGTGGTCGATGATCACAAGACCAAGGCTGTGCTTCTGGTTGACAATTTCTGCCTTAACACGGATGTCATCCGTGTTTGCATCCTCAATCGGAGACCAGAAATGGAGAGACCCGTACTCTTCGTTTGTAGTGAAGTCCGTGATGACCAGTTGCCAGAACTTCTCCTCTTCTGGAGTCAACTCCCCAGCTATCACCTTTGCGTAACTGAGAGGTGCATAGCCCAAAGCTCGGAATCGATGATTCGAGCTATGCATGACATAGAGCTTGTCTACAACCTGGGTGTAGGGCATCTCTAGGGTGGCATAGAATACGTTGGTCCTGTACCTGGTAACTAGGTTGTAGGCCCAATTCAGAGCAAAGGTAGACTTCAGCTCACCCGTGAATGCAGCATGGAGCCAAAGCTCTCCCTTCTTACCTCCCTTGATTACCTTGTCTATCTCGTTTAGCCCACATAGCTTACCCCAAGCTTCACTTGGGTTGTTCTTGGCGTGCTGATAACGATCCCAAACCTCTTGCCCGTCATCCCGAGCATCCCCCTCTGCTCTAGAGTTGAACTCGGATGCAATTAGCTTAGACCCATGCTCATAGACATGTGCAAGAGCCTCAGCTACTCCTTGCTTCTTCTCCTTGTCGATGATGAGCCCTCGACCTGCAATCTCTCCGGCTTCCTTGAAGAGCGTGATCGCCTTAATCTGGCCTTGCTTCTCAAGGGTTGTAGTTAGGAGGTGCGCAAAGTTCGTACGAATGTACGCCTGCACATTCGTAAAGTCCTTGACCCGCTCAATCGCTTCCTGGTCTCGTTGGACCTCGAAGAAGTCCATGAGCGTCTGTCCGGATGGGACTTCGTACTTTAGCTGGAAGTAGTGCGTAATTTGGTCGTAAATTCGCTGATCCGCTGGTTGAGTCCATTCAACCTTGGACACCATCAACTTTTGGAGGTTGGCGATGAGATTTACCTGGTCTTCATTACCTGCAATGTCAATTACGCTACGAAGTATGGATTTCAACCTCTACCTCCCTTCTTGTAGTTCTTCTTGACGTACCCCGTACCCAACGCAAGGTCTGAGCTGAAGTCAGCCACCCCTTCAACCACCACTGGCGCTTGAGCTTTGACTCTTGGCTTAGGCTCTGGAGCTACCTCCGTCTCTGGCGTATCCAGACCAAGACCTTCGTCTTCTTCCTCAGGAAGACCTGACCTAGGAGTCCTTACAGCCGAAGTAAAGTCCAACGTCTCGTAGTACCTCGTTATGTAATCGCTAACATCTAGACTCCACGAAAAATGCCCTGGGACAAAAGGGGAGTCTGGGTCCTCTACTACCCAAGTTGGAACTCCTTGAGCTTGCCTCATCATCAGGGTCTCTTTTAGGATTCCGGGCATAGCCACGTTCTTGTAGCCGAGGAAGCCAAGCCTAATGATGATGAGGTTGTGGGAGTTGCCAATGAGGTCGGAAAGCGAGTTGTAGACCTCCCCCTCATCTCGCTTCTTACGCTGCTTCGCTGTGTAGGCCTCATTCGATAGGTACACATTCTTGAGTCGCTCATCCGTGACCACCCGGAAACTAAAGGCCTCTACTCCACAGCTGTAGAACTTGCGAAGGAGTGCGCACTTTAGGTGAGGTAGTAGGTCTACCCAGTCCCCCTTTAGGAAGAGGTTACTCTGAGTCTTATCCTTCCCTCCCCATACGTAGAGTGGGGAATCTGCTAGAGTGGCAGCTGTCGCGATTTCAACCCCTAACTTCAACCCCACCCTTCTCAGGAACAGGTTATTACACTCCACTTGAGTGAAAGGATCTCCATCCTTCATGATGTAGCCCCTACCGCCACACTTTACGCAGTTAGGGCAGGACTCTACCAATGGGTCAACCGCAAAGAACTCAGGATCTAGGGTCACTTCACTTCTCCATCGTCCTTCTCGGCGCGGTCACGCTCGCCCTCCAGCCTCACCATCCGCTCGAAGTAACGGTCAACGTCCGTGCGGAGCGTGTTGCGCTCCCTCATTAGAGCCTCCACCTTTTCTTTCAGCGTGTCTCTCTCTTTGGTGAGATTAGCAATGGTCACTCGGGCGCGGTCGAGGTCGGACCACTCCGTGTCACATCCGCCACTCATTTCGCCCCCTGCACTGCACTGTACAGGTCACGAAGATCTGTCTCGGATCGATCAAACTTCAAAGCTCCCACAGCAGCCTCCCCGAGAATTTGGTCACTCAGACCCTTTTTCTTGCGCAACTTCTTGATTACCTGATGGTCAATCGTCTCTTTTTTGGACGTCTTACCGTGTCGCTCAGCGACTAGATGAATAGCTAGGACGCTTTGGTGAATAGACCCGATACGAATCATACGTCCAAGCAACTGGACATACTGACCCCACGACCAAGGGGAGTCGAAAAACACCATACCGCAAGCAGCCTGGAGGTTGATGGCCTCAGACCCTGCATCCGTGATGAACACGACGGACACATCACTCGTAAGGTCCTGGAACTTGTCTTGGGCCTTCTTACGGTCGGTATCCTTTTCCTTACCGGTGATCCTTACACTTTTGATCTTCTCAGCGGTTAGCAGCTTCTGGAGCCTTCCAACGAGCTTTTCAAACCTAGTGTAGACGATGACCTTCTCCCCATCAAACTCCTCTGTAAGTAGGTCAAGGAGCGCTTGCTCCTTGGCACTTTTACCCTCGAATTGGGTGTCCCCCTCCTCAAACTTGAGAAGGGCAAGAGAGTTTACGACTTCCTGCGTGTAGATAAGACTTGTGAGTTCTCTGGTCTCCCGATAGTCTTTCTGATCCCCATCTCCAAGCTCCAGCAGTCCGGCCAGCGCTTCCTGGTATTTGGCGTCCTCCTGAGGGGACAGCTCACACAAAATCTCCCGTGTAGTAAGAGTAGGTAGCTCGTCACTTACGACATGTTTCGGTCGACCGTAGAAGAATGGGTCAATGGTATCCCGGAAGTGTACAAGGTTATGATATCCTACAACAATAGGGACCTTGATCCCTCCCTTTACTCGCTGCATTTCCGTGACGCAGTAGGCCTCAAGAAACGCAGTCTTTGACTTGAACGTCCCAGGTCGAATCACTTGGTAGATGCCAAATCCCTCCATCAAGTTGTTCTTCAGGAGGGTAGCCGTCAGTCCCCAGACCTTGCTCGATTTGACAGACAGTGCCTTACAGACCTTGTGGGTCTTTGTAGAGGGGTTCTTGAAGGCTACGCACTCGTCGAAGCATACGATAATCTTAGGTATTCGGCTGGTCATACCATCGAGTAACCCCAACCCAAGGGTAGGTTGAGTCCCATGCTTCGACCCAGGAGGAGGAGCCACCTTCTGAATGTCCTGGTCCCAGTCTCTCACCAACGTGTGGTAGTTCATGACGAGGATGGCCCTAGACTCGGTTTCCGCTTCCCATGCGGCATAGGTAGCCTTACGTTGAGCCACCGTCCCAGTGGCCACAAAGGTCTTGACTCCCACGGTGAACTTCTCCACCTCAGCCCCCCATTGGCGAATGGCTGACTTAGGGCAGACTACAATCACCTTCATCTGAGGATCTCGGTCCCAAGTGTAGCAAAATGCGCCTAAAACCTGAATCGTATTGTGACTCACGAGTCCGTTGGCAACATAACAGTGGTCAGGATCCTCAACCTCGATATCCATTACATCTGCTTCGCCGTACTCAACTTTCACTATGGGGTCATAGAAGAATCGACGCTCGTAAACCCCAAGGACTTCAAGGTACTCTTCGGTAGTCGAGAGTCCAAGACCACGAGAGATATCAAGTAACTTACCAAGCCATTGGTAAGTTGGGTTACGCTTCTTGTTGATGACATGCTTGAGTGTGCTTTGAAAACTCTCCCCAAACTGCTTAATACCCCAGCCATATTGGTTCCTACTTACCAAGTTTTGTGAGGTTGCCTTAAGAATAAGGGTCTTGAGGCTTTGGACCATAGGGCCGGAGAAGGGCACCACATCCTTGTTAGGGTTAGATGTTTTTTTGATTGCGTCCCGCAAAAGGTCCTTTTTTCTGGCGGACCTAAACCCAATACTTGCTTGGAAGGTGCGAGCATCGTCCCCAAAGAAGCAAAGCCTCCAGTAAGTGTGCGGATTATTTGGGATTACCTTGGGGGAAAGCGTTGAAACAACTCCGAAACGTAGCAGCAATACTTGAATGGTTCGGATGAGCTGCTCGGAGGAAGAAGAAAACTCAACCCCACCCTCAACCTCAACAGAGCCCTCACCCTCAAACATAGCCGAAAGGAACCCTCGAACGGAGGAACGTGTTCCTCGAAGGATGAGATCTGGAACGAATTTGGTCCGTGAAAGTTCCTCCCCTACCCCACAAGCAGCTAAGTACTCTTTAATCCCGACGCTTGACACATGGATTCGGATGTCACGTTGACCACAATTCTCATTCCCAGACCACCCAAATACCTTGAAAAAAAGGTCTCTAATCTCTTGGTGGGTCTCTGGGTTTAGGGTGCTGCATTGAGTTACGCAAATCCCGTAAGGGGCTCTATTACCTTCACCCACTACGTAACCAATCAGACTGGCAAGGTCTTCAGATAGAAAACGCTGGTACCTATAAATTTTGGTACACCCGTGTGGGAGCTTGGGTACAAAGTTTACTTCTGGCTCAACCTCAGGGAAAGGAGCTTCTTTCCTCTCTACGCATAAGTGATCACCGACCTGAAGGGACCCAGCCTCTTCCCAGACGTGACCCTTCTCACTCCGAACTAAGAGTGGGTGGACAAGAGTCCCTTCAATTCTGTAGTTATTTCTGGTTGTAACCTTGACCGTTGGCTTTTTACCACCCCAGTAGAACCTAGGAACGGTCGCCATTCTTCGGCCCGTCCAAACTGCCAAAGGACGGTCCAAGGGGTAAAATCCTTCCGTTGAGTTAGATTCAAATTCTTTGGGTGCCAAAGAGCGAATAGGTATCTGGCCCTCTGAGCTTATGATCAGTGTGTCCGCCGGTTCACACTTACCTAGTCCCGTTCCGTCACCAAGAACCATGCGGTTGACGGTCAGGAGGTGGAAAATACCCTGAGATTGGTAGTATCTCATTCGGAAGGGTTGAGGTTGCCCATCCAACCCTGTAATCTCTTGCCGTAACCTAGGGGATGGTTTCAGCTCAAGAGTTTTTGATGCCCGAACCTGCTTCACTCGGTCATAGATAATAGCCGTTTGGTCTTCGTCGGACAACTTTGCCATGGGGTAAAGGGTACACCAACGGAGTAGGGGGGGTCTCCAAAAAGTTCACACCCCTTGATTTTACTCGGAAAGTACCTAAATCGCTGATAGAACTGCTTGCAGCTCTGGCGCAAGAGGCATCCCAAGAACAAGGTGGGCAAACGCCTCAGCAAAGTTCTCCGCTGGGTCAGTGGCTCCATACGGGGTAACCGCTAGCTCTTTTTGTGCAGACAGCCTACGAAACTCCTTGCGGATGTCACTCGACACAAACTTTCTGTCAAGCCTATGCCCAAACTCGTGGGTAAGCGTGTAAACATCATCAAACCGCTTGCGGGCTCTCACACTTATGTAGATTGTATCGTCCCAATGTGCGTAATGAGCTGCTGTTTTGGCTGCGAGGTGAGTAGATAGGTACACCTTACCGTAGATAACCTGTGGGAACTTTAGCCGAATCTTAGCGACGGCTGCGTCCAACGCTTCAAGTGCACCTTCAATTTCAACCTTCTTCAGTCCTGGCATTGGAATGACAGTGAATCCACCTCGTTTAATCTCAAGGTCCTCATTACCCCCTTGACTGGCAATCTCCAGCGTACGTAGCTTTTTACCCCACTCCTCTAGTTCCTTGACCGTGTGTTCCTGCATCCTCTGCGCTTGCAGCTTAGGGTCTGGAAAATTGTAGAACCTTGAACTAGGAGCCTCTGGGTTCCAAAGGTCTGCCGTGTAGCCAGGTAGGGATCGTAACCAACGCTGCCCCTCTTTTTGGATCCAATTGATAGTCGTACGCTTTGCCGTTCCAAGGGCATAGAACCATGATGGCGGAGTCGTTCCCCCCTCTGGAAAGATGATGTCAAGTACCCTTTGGATGAACTCCATTATTGGCTGCTCATCCCCCTGTTCCCATGCAACAAGCGCTAGCTTGAACTCTGGAAGGAGGCTGACTGCCTTTGCACATAGGTACCTAGCTACAACTCTAGTTTGCATAATAGCCTTAGAACGAAAAAAAGACGCCAGCCTGCGGGTTGCTTCGTAAGGTCCACCAAGAGAATGCGTAACCAAGAACCAACCCAAAATTTCGCGTCAAGTCAACCCCAAGCCCAGCCCCAACAGACCTGAACCCCGTGGCTACGTTGAGGTTGAATTGCTTGTAGTACAGGAAGTCCCAAAGAAACCCAACGTCGATGGCATCCGCTGCGGTAGGTCGCTCAAAGGCATCTAGGAATAGGAAGCTACCTGCGAACTTGGGTCGAAACCTAAACCCCCAAACAGGAGGCTCTTTCTTGGCCACGACAACGGACAACTTCCCTGTTCCAGTTACAGTGTAATTACACCACTGGACCTTTAGGGTGTATGGGTTAGGCTGGTCCCCAGAAAAATAGACCCTCCCCTCTACGTCTGTTACGATTGTAATGGGGTCTAGTTGGAACGTAGGAGGAGTCTTCTGAAGGCACTGCTTGTCCTTTAGGACTTGAACTAACACCTTCATGTCCTCGGCTTGAACACAAGTCCCTGAACATGGCTCTACAATCGCTGGAGGGGATTCTGGTAGGGTCATGGCGCCTCGACGATTAGAGCTAAGAGTTCCGGCAGTGAATCCATTACTTGGATAAAAGTACCCTTAGGTTGGATAGCCAACTCAAAATGCGTTAGGTCGTACCCCATAATCACTCCCTCCCAAATCAACCCAGAGGTATCAGACTGGAAAATAGCTACTGGGTACCAACCCGCCGTCAAAAGACTACGAACCTCAGTTTTTCTAGCGTAGTATTGGGCATGAACAGTAGAGGTATCTAGCTTGCGCGCTCTACATGTCAATGCCCAAGCAACGGCTCGAACGCTGATATCCATAGCGTCTAGATTACCAAGGGGCTCCTTAAACAAGGGCACCGTGGTCATTTCCTTGAGAGGTGGTAGTAAGTTAGCGGCTAGTCTCACTTCTTACTCACTTGAATGGAGGCTTTGAGTAGTAGATCACGTAGTTCTTGAGGCTCTAAAACAAGCTTTTCCGAGAGGTACTTGAGGACAGAAGCACCATTCTTTGACCTAGTTAGGTCCTTCTTCTCATCCGAGTAGTAGTAGTAGTTCCCAAAGACTGAGGATACCACCTTTGTTTTCCGCTGGATAAACTCGATGGACTCGTCCTTTAGGGCGTACTCTCTGCCGTTGATGATCAACGTAATAACCTCTTTCTTTGGAAAGGAGGTTCCAGAGGAGCTAAGACGCATGACTACGGACAACTTTCGGTCGGCATCCTGCTCAGTAACTCCAAGCTCTACGAGAGCATCCTTCAATGCCATCTCTTGGCCATGCTTGAACATGACACCCTCGTTGAGAACGAAGCCATCAGATAGGAAGGACACTTTGCCGTTGAAGCCCTTATTTAGGCCCTCAAAAGAGCTGTACAGATCCTTGAACGCCTTTGGTGCTAGCTTATCTAGACTTACCGTGTTCTCTAGCCGGTACTCCCTACTGAACATCGTCCAAACATCAACGTCTTCCCCTGTAAAGGCATTCTGCGAGGTGTAGTGATGCACACCTACGAAAATATGCTGGGATGCAGTTTGACCGTAAACTACGACAGCCGCAATGCTCTTATCTCCATACCCACCAAAGGCTGTATTAGCTCTAAGCTTCCACTCCACCCCAGAAGGAATCCCAGCTTCACTCTTCGCGTCTGCAAAGGAAGTCCTTACTGGCTTGGGTTTAGGTCGTTCAGACTGTTGCTGCCAAGCAGGTTCAGAAGTGTTGGAAGGTTGAGAGGAGGGTCTACGCTTCCCCTCTAGGACCTCCATAGCTACGTTGACTTCAACCATCTTCTCGTTGCTTCCGCCACGATCAGGGTGGTTCTCGATTACCTTACGCTTGTAAGCTTTCTTGAGGTCTTCTGGGGAGGCATCCTCAGACACCTCAAGAATTTTAGCTGCATCGGCTACTGACATAGCCAGGAATAGTCGCCAGTGCCTCTCTACTCTTGCAGCAATGAATCTGTCCAGAACACTAAGCTTTACTCGCATACCGGAGTAAGCTCAAAAACAGATCCTCAACCAAGCTAGCAACTTAGCGATCCAGATCATCCGCTGTCTTCTATGCTTCATTACCAGGGCAGCAGCTTGATCGGAGGTTAGGACCCCCTTACGGACCAACTCAAATACCAGGAGAGGGTTTGACATGCAAGCCTACTCGTTGTCCCCATACTGCCAGTTGTCATCGTCATCTTCCAACGCAGCACGCATAGCGGCATCTACGTCATCTAGGGCACGGTCCATGGCATCAAGGCATAGCTCTTGCTCAGAAGCTACTCCAGGGTTTAATCCCTGGTCATATGCAGCGAGGGCAGCAAGGCTACGAAGGTACTCTCTATCTTGCTCTGAGGGAATGGGAGTCACTTCGTTACCTCATACTTCTTGAGCAGGTCATCTACACTCTGAGCTGTTACTCCGGAGGAGTCCTTCACGGTTACAGCAATCACTTCAGGACTGACAACAACTACCTGGTGTACGTCTTTGTTCGTGACCCCATCCGGAAGTACAACCTCAATCGGCTTGTCAGCTCCAGGAGGAGTAAAGACCACCTTGTTTGGGTCTGACAGCAACCCAGGTTCCTTTATCGGGACCACGATAGCTTGTGTCTGACCCTTCGTGTCAGGAGTGTTCGGCTGAATCAGCTTACCATCAGGACCAACCCTATTGGGGTCGATAGTGTTGGTCACATCCACGGACCCCTTTTGAGGGGAGTTCCTACCTAACAGTCGTCCAATGAGCCCACCAATTTGAAGCTCTTTGAACCCCATGGCCACGAGAATCACAGCCACGATAACGAGAAGTACAACCAGAATGGGCCCCAGAACTTTTACACCTAGCCAGCTAAGACCAGACTTTACTGAGGCCCAAAGACGGGCACCAAACGAGACTTCGTCAGCCATGGGAGACTCACTTATCCTGAAAAAATCTCTTGATTAGACTTAAGGTCTGACTAGGGTCATCTTTTGCAGACACCCTCAGATCTACAGAGGTCTCATGGGACATCGATACGTCTTTGTACCATAGGACCACAAGAGCCTCTACCTTAGCCGGGTCTTAGCCGGGTCTAAGGACACTGCTACAGTAGCTGTTGCCTCCAAGTCCCCCTTACTGTACCCCTTGGCCTCAACCTGAGAGTAACCTCTCTGTACAGGGTTAACCCTAACCCCATCTACCTTTAGGTTAGATGGGATTTGGTTAGGAACTTGAAGAACAAAAGCGTACACCCACTGCTCTAGTAAGCTCCACATTGAGGGGGGAACATGAGGGGCTGCGGTTCGTTCGTAGTTGTGGGCCATTAGGGATTCTCGTCTGGAGGTGGGGGAGGAATTTCTGGACTTAGGTCATCTGCGGGATCCGAGGTATCATCCGCTGGGGGTGGGTCCGATGGGTTTACTGGCTTTAGTAGACCCCCCTGCCCCTTCGATTGAGCTGGGGTGCTCTGGATGAAGGACCTAATTCTGCTGTAGAGTAGAGCAGAGAATACACCGCAAATCGCGCCGTACATGATCCTACCCGAGAGGGAGGTACCAATGACGGTAGGCCAAACGAAAGTCTTGGCCATGATCCCAACAAGCCCACCGTTTACGATAGGTCCGATAGGAAGCCAAACCTCTCGCCAGATTCGATTATCCTTTGCACCCTTCCAAGCACCTTCGACAACCTTACGGATCACGTAAGTTAGGAGGTATATTGCGAGGCAGATAATGATTGTCTGCACGTTCACGAAAGCTTGAAACACAGTGTCTAGGTCCATGGCCATGTTAGGTTTCCTCTACACTCAGAGACTCATCAATGAAAACTGAATGGTGTTGTGCAGCTCGTTGAGTCTCCGGAACTTGCTCTGCCACTACAACAGTTGGTACAGGCCTAGGTAGAATCTCACCAACATCTGCCTCTTCCCACTTAGCTACCCAGGCCAACCGATCGAGCAACTCAGCTCGTTGAGTTGCCGTAAGGTGTGGGTTAGAGAGCAAGGTGTGTAGTTGTTGCCGGGACTGTGCCGCCCCCTTGGCTCGAACCTCGGGGGGGACGTCATATACCGTTATGGTTCCACGCGCCATGACTAGCCTCCGAAGCTAAACTTCTTGGGGAGAAGGACCGTAGTTGGGTCGACCTCGTACTTCACGTTGTCCGAGAGCAGAGGGTGACCGTCGATACGGTAGAGGGCTACAGCAGAGTACCCCTCTGCTGTACCGTTCGTTCCTACCACGGACGTAGATGAGGTAGACACTCCAACGGCTTGTGCGTTGCGGATGCGAGTCGTGACGATTGCCATGAGCAACTCGTCTCCAGCTGAGACCTCGTTCGCCCCTACAGTCGTGACCGTGTTGCGAACAAGGAAGGCTTGACCAACCAGAACCTGACTGAAGTCAGTGAGGGCATCGAATGAGGTGAAGACCTCACCTCCTGGTCGTTCTCCACTACCCATGAATGCCGACCCACCACGGTAGGTTCGGAAGTTCGTGAGAGCAGCATAGTTACCAACCTCTCCGTCAACGTGTACTAGAACGTCTCCGGTTTGACCTGAGGATTGAGTTGCCGTCACGAGCGCAATCTCCTCCTGGTCTAGAGTCTTGGTTCTTGCCAAGCTTGCGCCGCCCACGCCAACGCCAGTGGATGCAGTGTACACAAGAGGTGCTTGGTTGGTCTTCGTGAAGGCGTCCCCTCGGAAGTCCTTGTCTCGCCATAGCGCACCCATGGGTAGACGCTCGGACGCACCTAGGTACTCTGGGTTCACATCACTAGCGACCAATGGGTGGATGGCTCCCATGTTGACTCTTGGGCGAGGCGTAACCCCACTCACAGGAGGGTAAGTCGTAGGCTCTTCGAATCCGACATTTCGGAAGTCGTAAGCGTTGCCTGCAACCACGTCTCCACTAAGGCGTCCAGACCCGAGGGACGTAATGAACCCCTTCGAGGCCAGGACCTCAAGCGAGGTTTGGTTCGGTCGAGTAAGGGCAGACTCGTCTAGTTGAGACGAGACCAGTTGGTAGGCCGTCGATGTCTGAAGCGGACCAGGACTGTACCCCACATCGAGGTAGTTCAACTGACTTCCCCAAGGATCGCCTTGGTAAGGAGTTCGGCTGTAGTTTACAAGCACCGTATCTGACGTTGTCAGAGGTCCTGGTAGCACGCAGACTGGACCCACTACGATGGCATCCGTATTCGTTGCACGCACCCCAGTGTTTGCGGCGGTTCGATCTCTCGATAGGACAAGTCGGAAGGGCTTCGTGAGATCAAACGAGTCTCGATCGAAACCAAACACAGAGGCCTCCACCACGTAGTGTTTCGAAGCAAAACTTGGGATGGCCACGGGAGACTTATCAAGGTCCAGAGCGTTTGCATTTACAACGAAGGTTGAGTCGCCATCGTCATCGATCTCTACCCAGAAAGTTGGACCACTAAAGTTGGAACGAAGCAGGTTCTTCGCTCCACTTCCAGTTAGCTCTCGGGTCGAAGGATTGAATGCAGAGCCGTTCGTCTTGTAGTCACTGGACTCGTAGACTCCAAACAGTCGTGCGATGCCATAGAAAGGAGGCAGCTCAATTCCTTGGCGACCTAGACCTCGTTGATCCGTGAAGAGCCTTGCACCTGCTTGCGTGACTCCGCCATACGAGAAGGTGGAGTTGTAGGTTGCAGGTACTGTCGTAGGGCCAGAGAAGTTACCCGTAGACATCGACGCGTAGGACAACGGAACGTTCGAGGTGTAGTTGATGAACTGCTTGCAGTGGTCAGCATCTGTCGTGTTGGTGTTCAAACCTTCACGAGCTTGAAGCATGTAGTTTACACCACGATGAAACAGGGCTCCGTTCGTTGAGAGGATTGGAGCATGAACCTCTCCCCAACCAGGCACCAAGTGCCGAGGCAGAGAGACGAAAAAGTTCTTCCGGTTTGCATCAGGATCTGACGAGCCTGAGAAGAGCCCTAGTGGGTCTGTCGTGGTCCACTTCGCTGTTAGCCCGTCCCGCTTCTTGAAGGGCATCAAGCCTTGTGTATGATACACGCTGTAGGCAATGTTCGATGCGGTTGGGATCGGGCGGTCTAGAACCAACGTCGTTGGACTGACGGTGACCACACGATACTTGCCAGCTGCTAGGCCCTTGGTCACTTCGAAGCTGTCGTTCGCAACAACTCCACTGACCCCAAATCCAGCCCCAGCATCTGTGAAGGTGGTCGTTCCTACAGACGAGCCAGCCGTGCCCGTTGTGACGGTAGCCGTGTAGCGATTTGTACTTGCACCATCTTGAGTTCGCACTCCTGTTGGTGTCGCAGGGTACGCGATACGACGGAACGGAGTAAGGATGACGGTCTTACTTCCAAGGTCGGCATAGGACCCTGCTGTGACAGGTAGCAAGTTCTTGTAAGCTGCCGATCGATACTTGCTCCAGAGTAGAGCCCACGTTGTACCCAAGGTGTAGTTCGTGGAAGGTACACCAATCGATGGGACAAGAATGTCCGCCGCTGGGTTGTACATTGCAAGATTATGGATCGAGTCAGGCCTATGCGAGAGACCTCTACCCGCTCCGTACTGTACGTGCGAAGTGACGTAGACAGTCTTTGCAATTGGGAAGGGAACCCCTACCCCAATGAACTCGATTGTAAGGTCATCGCTCGACGTTGGGTTGAGTGGAGTAACCTTGAAGCGATGCTGAGGAAGGGGCTCTTCCATGCCATCGATACGAACTTGGATTGACCCCACACCACGACGTATCTCGTAGGTGATCCCAGATCCTGCCACCAAGACTCCATCGACAGTTACAACTTGCGCAACGGAGCTGAGGACCGGAAAGGACCCTCGATTGGTACCTTGGTAAATCACCAAGGTGTCTCCAGGCTGTACCTTCGAAAGGTCACTCGTTGCATCCGTGAAGGTAGCTCCACCTGCACTCTGACCCGCAGAGCTAGCTGCTGGGGACTCATTCAAGAGTCGCACCTGGTCTGCATCTGCTCCCGGTACAGTGTTCTTGAATTGGGCGACAAGGATCTTGATGCGATCCCCCAACCCATCTCCTGCGGACAACTCTGTGTCCCACTGGTTACCAGATCGTTGTCTTGTCGTGAGAGCGTTGATCGCAAGAGACCAAGATGTGCCAATGGGTTGAGTTGCTGGGATGGCTACAGCTGCTGTAAATGGAGTGCAGAGAACCTCCACTTTTTGCATGGCAGCTGCATCCGAGAAAATCATACGGATCCCGTCAGGGGAGTCGACCTTAGTGATTCCCATGCCCGCAGCCGAAGCGGACACCTTATCCTGGTACGTAATGAAGGTGCCTTGTGGGCCTCCTCCCGTTCGCTTCCAGTTGGACCTCAGCTGCCCCTTCAAGAGCTTGTCGAGACTCCCGGCCAACAGCGCGGAGTAGTCGAAACCATTGGGGCTAACCACATGGCGTAGGTCCAGAATATCGGTAGCTGCAATCTGATCCGAGAAGAGACCGTCAGGACGACTAGACACAACCTTGATGGTCTGCCCAATCAGGTGAGCTTCTTTCTGAGTTCCGTTCACACCTCGGGTCAGCCCACTGAGAGTGGTCCCTGAGATAGACGTGTAGGTGAGTAGCTCGTCTCCGATCTGAATTAGAACAGGAGATGCTGGAGCTGTGGGTAGCGGAATATTCGCAGCAGACACAATCGTGAGCGAGGTGGCCACATCCGTTATCCCAGCCGCAAGCGTAGCTACGGTAGAGAAGGTCTTCACTCCCGTTCGGTCTGTAGCTACTGGGTTACGATTGAACCCTCCATTGAGGTTCTGCGATGGGTCCCCTGACCACACGACAGAGTTACGACGGAAGACAGCGCATAGCGGGATGGCATAGACATACCCATCCACGGTACCTAGCGAGTTTGCAGTGCCGTCCCCAGCCCTCCAGAGACCTGGGTCCCCGAGTTCCTGACGCATGTTGGTGAAGGTGAAGGAGGTATCTGCCGCAGCGGCTCCTCGGCCCTTCACGAGGGTCGGGTCAAACCCATCCGGGTAGGTAGCTAGCCCAATGAGTCCCTTGACTACTCGAATTCGGTATTGGACTTGAACTCTCTGAGTTGTCTCTACCCCGATTTGAGGGTCCTGGATATCGTCAGGTAGGTAGCTGTACCCACCTTCAACATTTCCGTAACGGTAGACAGCCGAAGCACTTGGCTTGTTGAGTGTAGAAGGCCCTGGAGGAACTCTCGCAACCCACACCTCCAGGAACGTAAAGTCTGCTCGGAAGTCTCCACTGTTTGCTGGAGGAGGGTCCAGTGCAATCTTGTTCCAGGTGTCCGTGTTATTCGGAGATCCTGGTGGGGTACCCGTGCGTGTCCCCGTCACTGGGATAAGCCAGCCGTTAACCACTGCCCATGCAATGGCCTGCTTCTCTCCAGGTCGTTGGCGTCCAAATTGGAACCAGTTAGACCAGCTTGGATTGGTCAGGTAGTCCTTGGAGGTGTTCGCATCGTTACCCAAAAATCCAGAGGGGGTGCCCCTCAGACATAGTTGCTGACTCCAGTTAGCTTGAAGCTGCTGAGCCAAGTTCAACTCGCTATCCAGTGGGGGCTTACCTTGCTGCCAGATAACCCCTAGGATAGAAGCTTGTTTTGGGTCGAGAACACGAGATACGCCTGTACCGTAGTTATCCGACGACATTGATCGACTCCACTACTTGATCTAATTGAAATTTCTTCAGGATATCCAGCTTACTGGCTGGGGCAACTATGAGGTCAGTCATGGGAGAACCGCATCGCTTTTGTTCGGCTCTTGCTCGTTGAGAAGCACTCATCTTAGCTTTAGTTTCTGATGAGTGCTTCTTGCCCATATGAGCAGCAGCCATTCTAGACCTACGCTCTTCAGGGTGAGGCGTTTTGTTCTTTACCCCTAACCTCCAAGCATGCCCTGCTCGAACTAATTTAAGCTTGTTGATGTGCTCAGCAGTTAAAGACCTACCACGCATTGAAGCGGATAATCTTTCCTTCGCTCCAGGCTTGGCAAAGCGCTTTTTCTGAGCCTCACTTTGCTTAGCTCGTGTTTCTGGGCTCACCCCACGGACATTCCCACCCCCATCCAAGTTGTACCCAAACTGTGGGTCATTCGACTTGAAATGCGCAATCCATCGTTGTTCGGCTGCATTAGCAGCTTCAAGCGTGTCCACTTTCTCAAGCACAGCTAGCATGAAACTCTCACGACCATACTTGCGTAGTGCTCGATAAAGTCTAGTGCTCACAAGACGCTTGGCATCGCAAACGTGTTGAGACCATCGAGTTGCCAGCGTACGACGAGTTTGTCCGACATACAGCATCCCATTCACAACGTTTGTGCAAGTGTAAATTATGAATTCCATCTAGAATAGAACCGCCCAAGATCCGATCAAGACCCGACCCTTAGTTGCGATATTGGTTGTCCTAGTGAACTTGAGAACAACTGAGGTCCCTCGTGACACCAAGGGGATAGAGACTAATGCTTTATCGGTAGCTGCAAAAAAAGTGGTCCCCCCGTTGAAGCTAACCTGAACAGACACATTCGTATCTGGGGTGACCTCACGGTACTTACGTACGTACACTAAACCCTTGTCGTCTACATCCACGTACTCAAAAAGCTCGTAGGTCACGATGGCCTGAGCAGGCCCTGGAGGAGTACCTCCCCAGACAATACCGTACGGTGCGGTCTGGAGAATCGGGATTACAGCTCCATTGACAGGGTAGAGGCCGCATGTACCCCTATCCCCCAACGTAATCCCGTTACTAGCCCCTGCATTCATCCCCAACCCATCCAGCATGTCATCATAGATGATCTGGGTGAATAGGGCATGCATACCTAGGGTGCCTGCATACTTCTTTGTGATTAAGTCTGCAACGCTCGTTGGGTTTCGCACTGGGATGTCATCCGGTACTCGAATTACGTAGTTCCCGGTAATCGTTGACATGGGAGGAGTCCCACTCGTGGTGAGAACTCCGTTGATTTGGTCGTCGAACAGCCCGACTAGTACGTGGGTGGACATTTCACTTACCTCCCTTTGCCGTGTACTTAGCTAGGGCCCCAGACTTGACATTCGAGCAAACCAGAGTGCTCACCTTGTCCACTGGAGTGAGCAACTGGTTGTGCATCTTAGGCCTGGAGAGTCTACGGACAAGAGCAGCTGCTACTCCACCCGTAACCTCTCCAACTTCGATACCGCCAGACTTCTGAACCATTCTAGCTAGGTTCAAGTACTCCTCTGAGATATCTACGGACCCTGCCAACTTGAGGTTGGAGAAGGTCACTCCATCGGCATCCTTGATCTTGACCGTAGGCTGTCCAGGAGAGAGCGTGAATAGGAACACATCCTCTCTAGGCATTGCGTAGATCTCGCATTCTGACTTTGCTGCAAGGAATGCCGCCTCTTGGGTTGTCTCACTCGTATCTACGTCAATTGTGTGAGTCGTACCAGCGGAGTTATTCTTCAAGTTCCAGTAGAAGTACATCGACGGACGGTATACCGCATACGTAGGTGTAACGTTAGGTAGGTAGTTACTTGGAGGATTGGTCAGGATTGGGTAGGTGTACTTACACCGCGTAACGTTACCTGCGTGTGAGGCTGAGGTGATCTGACGAAGGGCAGTCTTAAACACAACGTCAAACCAAACGGCGCTTAACCAGTCCCCAGTAACGACACCCGCTGCGGTAAAGTTTTGACCAGAATCCTGCATCGTGAATCGATCAGGGGTGTCAAAGTTCAACACGCCTACTGGCCCACCTATTACAAATTGGTTACGGATAACCATCAACCTTTGACCTACAGTTGGATTAAAGGCGCTACCGTAAGTTACGGTCCTGTCTACCCAAGTTGTGAGGGAGGTGCCTACCTTTAGGATATCGAAAGGCGTGTAGTCGTTGTAGTTAGGGTGTCGAATCGTCGAAGCTGTTGTCCCGAAGGATACAGCAACTTGCCAACGCCCTAGTACATCATTCCACTTGACCTGAATACCTCGGACAGCCCCATAAGCTCCCGTACCGTAAGTAGGTCCTGGCATTTTACCAGCTGTGTTCCCAAGCACATCCGTGTAACTGAAGTTGACTCGGGAAGCATTTGGCGTAGCAATCAGTCCCTTACTCACTTCAGCGTAGTACACAATGTCTGTCTTGGCGTAAACTACAAGAAGAGAGTCCCCATTCAGACCTATAGCTGCGTAGGTTGTGGTGGCTGTAGAGGCAATCCTCACTGGCTCACGGATAGACACTCCTGACTGTAGACTAAAGGACGTCACCCACAGGTCGTTCGTAGACTCTTCATAGAGAATGAAGAAGGAGTTGGTAGAGGGGTCGAACTCTAGCCCCCAAATCCTTAGCACACTCCTAGGGTCCTCTTGGACAAGAACCCCATCTCCAGCTTTCTGTAGGTAGTTACCGTAGGCAGATCTGCCCAAAGTTGCAGTGTCTACACCAGCCGTAAACTGGTTGCCAAGGAGGGTGGCGTTCTTGCCTCCCATAACCCCACCAGACATCAACACACCATACACGTTTAGGCCGTTGTAAGCAGTAAGATCACGACCTATGTTCATTTCGTTTGAGACTGGGTCGTAGTCTACAACCGTATACCAACCAGCAAGGTCAACTGCATTTGCTATCGTCGTTGCAATGTCACCACTTCTGTTAATGCAAACCAAGTCCCCAGGTTGGGGTCGCATTCCAACGTACTTAGTCCCGTCTTGGGTCATAGTAATATTGCCGTTAGCAATATTCCCTAGCCGCATCTCTATGCCAGAATCCCCCCTACCTACATTATCTGCCCCCAAGGCTTTGAAGGTCACATTCGAACCTACCCCATACTCAGGGATCGTAACATACTTGATGTTACGGTGGGTAGTGTCATCGTAGTGGACGAAGCAGATAACAAACTTGTTTCCATCCCAAGTCACCTTGGGGTGAATTAGGGTCATCTTCTCCTTGAAGGAGTTCGTTACGAACGCCACATCCAATGGGGTTGCCTCAACTCCATACCCATAGCCTCCAATCGAGTTAGGTGGAGTGTTCAACCCATTTTCGAATAGACTGTAACCGACAATACACCCCCCAGTTACGTCTGCCCCATCTCCAGGAGAGGCGTTGTACCCCATCGACCAGGCAACGCAAAAGACCTTACCAGAGAAGGCCACATCGAACGTAAGTGCGTCTCTTACCTCAGCATCTGCACTTGCCCCTGTAGATATGACAGTAGAAGCTACGACTGTAGAGCTTCCAGACCGAGCTGTAGAAGCCCCTACCTCAGAAACTCCACCCCCAAGAATGTTGTCTGGGTTTGAGTTGCTGTGGTCCCCGCCCGTGAACCGGAACATGGAAATCAAACCTCTCAACTTAGGGTTACTCCCTGAAGTTGCGAATACGGTAGTGACTCCAACAATTGTAGTCGCAGCTTGAAGTACCGTCGTACCAACGAACGATACGAAGTTTTTCCCATCCCACAGTACACGAGGACTAGAGCCGTTGAGTTGTTTTGCCGTTACAACCGACCCTACGACAGGAGAGAAGGTCGTGTCGTCAAACTCGGCCGAAGTAAGCCCCATGTAGAGCCCCTCTCGAATCCGAACTGGGTCTCGACCTGTCACGTCTGTGTAAATCGACTGCATCCCCGAACGGTACGTGGATGCTTCTCGGGGCTCAAAACTAGAGTTAAGCTGCTGTGGAGCCAAGTGAGCAAAGCAGTTTCGGTACCCATCGGTAGCGAAGAATGGGCTACCCGAGTTGGGCAGTAAACCATGTCGAGTAAAGATATGGTGAGAGCTTTCTAGCTTCAAAGCACTAGACTTGGATCCCTGGATAGCTAGGTCTTTCAGACCGCCTTCCCATGGCCCAAAGCTCTGACGATAGAACACAGTTTGATTCTTGAAGTTGCCTGGGGCTCCAGTACTTCCAGAGACATTCCGATCAAGGAATCCGTAGAAGTTCTCTCCCCAGGCAAGAGCCACCATGGGGAACTCAGTGGTGATCAGCTCACTGCAACCCTTTGGAGCCCCTACCGCTACTCCACGGTAGAACAGGTTGAGTTCAAGTCTAGAGGTTGTCCAGACGTCGTTCCAGTTGAGACTGACGTCCGAAGTTGGAGCCTGATACCCTGCCCCAAACAGATTGTTAACCGTGTAATCTCCCCACAGCTTGGGCCGCCAAATCGTCTCTTGGTGCCTTAGAGTTGGGACGTGAGTTGTAGCATCTGGCAACTCATCTGCGAAGGTGAAGAAGTTGGTGGATACCGTAACTTCGCCTCTTGCGCTGATTCTAAACCCTGGGTTCTTAATCCCACCAGAGACTCCAAGGTTACTTGGACGAACTAGGTACCACGAGTACGTAGTCGTTAGAACAAGACCTGCTACCGGTCCGGTAAATCTGACTACGTGCTCAGAGGATATTGCAGCAATCTGTGCGTACTGCGTAACCGAGGGGAAGTAAATCCAGTCTCCTACGGCTACGGTAGCCGGTAGGTAACTTCCATCTACGCTCGACCCACCAGACCCGAAAATGAAGGATGGGTCCGCAAGATAGAAATCAGGACCGCTTTGAAGGTAAGTCCCGGTTGCAGACTCGATGCGACTTACCGATGGACTGACGACAACCCAATCCTGCCCCGTCCAGGTAACGTCTGGAATAAGAGAAGGAGCCTTCGTGACGGTCCACGGCTGAGAGTAGTTACGAGCTGCAACTTCCATCTCCCAATAGCCACCTGGACGGTTGACGTTGAGGATCGCGTTGTGGTTTGGAAGAGGGACTACTCGACCCCCAAGAGACCTTTGGCAAGTAGTCGTGTCAGCACCGGCTCTTGTGTAGAAGTCGTCACTTGAAGCTGTTAACGGACTACGCGGACTAATGTCTACCCCGAAGTCATTCACTAGGGCGTAGCAAGTAGCAAGATGCAGTCGACGTGGAGTAAGGTCTCGACAGGTACCCCAAACCTGGTCAACAAATCCAGTGTTTAGGTTGTTATCCCAGTTTTTGATCGAGCTTGCAGCTAGGATGGTTGTCGTGTCAAACGACTGGTAGATTACTGCCCAGCTACCTACCCCGCGTGAAAGTCTGACGTAATCAGGCTCCCTCACATCAAAAACGTAGAAGTTGGCTGCTGGCGATGTGCCAGATACAACATTCACGGTCCCAAAAGAAAGCCCAGTGCTCTTTACTGTGTAGATGGTAGAGGTTGGGGCTAGGTAGTAGGTTACAGGAGTATGGTTCGTCCACGCTGCAAGAGTGTCGTTCTGAATCGTTAGGGTGGAAGCTGGAGCAATAGCAGCAACAACCCCAGAGGTACCGTAGTCTACCGAAGTACCGCTCACGTAAAGGAATCTAGATCCTATCTCTACGCCAACCGCAGTGAAATCCGGGATGCCCGCATCCACCAAAGTCTCACCAACAATATTCCCTGTCGTGCCCAAGATGAGCTTGTGTTTGCGAACACTGAAGGCGAACAGGAAGTTACCTTGGTCGTCTGACGACACATCGGTAGAGGACACTACAATGTAACTGGTGAAGGCGTTTGTACTGGACGCTAAGGAGGCTCCAGTAATCGAGTCCATCAAGGCAGTACATAGGGTCGCATTGTTGTGTGGAGCCGCATGTTCGGTATACGATAGCGCAATGCGGTAAGCTACCGATGGATCCGTGATGCTATTGTCTACAGCCACACTTGGGTGGTCCTGGTAAGTGCCCGCAGGAGGTACCAAGGCTGGGCCGAACTTACGAGTAAATGCAACGACCCCTTGAGTGTTGGTTGCCTGGACTACTTGTAGCTTGGTCTTAGGTCCGACTGGCCCGCCACCCTCCTCTACCCAAACGACCGAGTACTCGTCCGACCACTGTTGGTAGGCGATTCTTGGGTAGTGGGAAGGAGTGTGTTGGTCTGAGTTTGTGGACGCGTTGGAGAACAGGACGTTGGCATTGTTCTTTACAGCAAACCCAGATCCTGCAACTACCTTAGTACCATTGGGAAGTACCTCGTTGAACCAAATCTCATTCGTGAGTAGGTCGGCTTGAACCATACCCCATACACGACGGGTAGGGTTCCAAACAACGTCGATACCCTCAAGTTTGGTTGTGGCCCCGTAGTTGAACTCTGTCGTTGGGGTGTACGTTGAGTTTAGCTCGTTGTAGTCAAAGTCGTACACACCCCACGAGGTGTTAGGTCCAAACTTGAAGACTGAGGGCCATACGCCAACCCCAGAGGTGTACTGCGAGTCAATTTGAGTCGACTGCCCTTCGCCCTCTACGATAACACCAGGTGGTACAACGATCGTGTTAAGTACCACGTACTTGCCACGACGTAGGTGGACCGTACCATACCCATCAAGAGCCGCTGCACGAACAGCATCTCGAATGGCCAATCCGCTCTGACGTAGGCCCTTTGTGGTACTCGCAGAGAAGTAGTCGGCTCCTTGATTCTGAGGAGGTGCGGTTCCACCACCCAGGGTGAAGGAGGTCTTGTCTGCAACCCGTAGCTCAGTGGAGCTAAGAGGGTCAGTTGTGGTATTCACCCTCTGTCGAGGGATCATACTGATACGAGGGTCACTGGCCCTTAGCCTGAGACCTCGGAATCTGTCGGTCCCAGCAGACAGGTAAGTACCGAAGTCAATCTTCTCGCCTGGGTCCGCTGCGGGGACTTCAGCTGGGGAGTAGGACTGAACATAGAATCCGCCATTTACGGAGGACCCCATCATCCAACCCTCAGCAGAGTTGTTGTAGTAGACCTTCCCTGGCACCTTAGCTAGGGCCTCTGTACTACGGACCGTGTAAACCGACCTAGAAGCGCCAATCGTAGCCGTCTGGTCTACAGCCCAAAAGATGGCATAGAGCTGAAGGCGACCCGTTGTAGGGTTGACGCCTTGATTTCCACCCGTAGGCTTAATCGCATCCCCAGCTCTAGGTGCACAAGAGAACCTAACGATGCCAGCTCGGTAGTCAAAGGTCATCCTTTGATCCGCAGCAGCAACCGTGCTGTCAATAACAGGGGATAGTGTTGCGATAGGCTGATTTAGGTCCGGACCGGTACCTGTGTTGTTGCTCTTGTACAGAACAACACGGTAACCTAGGGTATCTAGGGGGAGTCTTGGCCCACCTGTGTTGGGAGGACCATAGACCGAGTCTGCTCGGTCAACCGCAATGTTCCCATTGAATGCGGGAGGAACAATGTTCTGAATACGATCTGCATTGATGCCCCCTAGAGTGGGAGCTGGATTCACATGTAACGTGGACCCAGGGACCACCATCATGAACGACTGCTCGCGTCCAAGTGGGCCTGACCCTGGTACAGCGAACAACTGTACCACATTGGGTCGGATAATGAGGTAAGAGTAGCTGTCCCCAGCTATATCGAATTGACTTATGACTGCTGCATCTGGTGCGTAGATGTTAGAGCAAGTTAGGGTGTTACCTGCAACAACTGTAATAGTAGCCGCAGCAAACTGATTGTTATCTGCACCTGCCGTCTCACCCTTCACTAGAAGGATGTCGTTAGCTACGACTCCAAGAGCCCCGAAGTTAGCAGAGAGATCTCTCCACTGGCTAACCCCAAACCCAAAACCAGTTGTTCCTGCTGCAATACGAGTTGGTCCATACCAGCGAACAGTCTCAGACGTTAGGCCAACCTGAGTTAACGTCTCAAGCCCTAATCCTGGAGAGCCTGGAGGGGTTTGGGAGTAGGTGTTGTCAAGGGCTACAGAGGGTCCTGTACCGTAAGGCTCCGCATTGATCGAGCCTACTCCTACCGTGCCCTCACCGTCTCCAACGGTGAGAGCCTTACCCCCAGAGGTGAAGTCAGCCTTGCGTAGCTGCTCCTGCTCTAGTTTGGTGAGGTTGGAGTATACGTTCCCAGTGACAGTGAAAGTGCCAGCCATGTAAATTTCCTACTCAGCTTCTCTAGCTAACTCTCTAGCTCAGACGATAAAAGGTTCATGCCGTTATCCGTCACGGTGGAAGCCACTCAATCTCTTGAACGTTAAGAGTCTGACCCGTGCCATTCTTGATTAGAGTCACCCGAACAAAGAGCAAAAACAAACCACTGCCGTTATCGGACGTGAACCCACCTGTATCGAAAGTGTACACGTCCCCAGCAATTCCTGTGCGACAACCACGGAAGTCCGCAACCTTAGCGAGGTCTGGTAGACCGTCTGCTCGACCTAGGTCAAGCCATCCGGTAGCCCCAGGAACCTTTATTTGGACAATGGCGCCCCCAGGATGATCCGTCAACTCTGCTGGGTCTACAGCTGCAATTCCAGTGTCAAAAGAAGCGAAGGACAATCCCGTGATTCTCAGCTTACCCGTGTTTCGAGCAAAGCCAGTATTGAACGCTCGGACATACCTACGCTTATGGTTTGCAGCATCTCCCGCAAGGACCGCAGCATAGTTACACCCAGCAGTCACTGGATTTACAGGAGCTACAGTAAAGTCGATCGATGGGTAAGCAATTCGACCTGAGAGTACCTGAAGGTTCCCATCATTCGCTGCTAGCGCTGTAGCCGATACGTATACATCTCCACCCGCTGGGAGAATGGGGGTTACAGGGTTGTTAGCTGCAAACGTAGAAATGTGCCTATAGCCTTCGTCGTTGAAAGGCTCTAAGGTCTGAGTGGTTAGAGTTCCCCCAACCGTATTGTACAGATACACCTCTGTACTACTCTGGAGGACGGACCCTGTAAAGGTGCCATTCCAGTTGATGGAAAGGCTTGCATACGGGAATGGAATACCATTGCCAGGAGCGCCAATCCCCTGAGTTGCATCCTCAAATCTAGCCGTATGTCCGCTTGAAGGAGGAGCTACCGTAGTGTATACAGCACCTCCAGCGTCATTCACGATCTTCGTGTTGTTGTACAGCGCAATGTTCTGCACTGTACCTCCAAAGGCTGACATGTCGACTTGTACTGGAGTACTAGCAGACGTGAAGGCCGCTGGAACGCTACCGCTGGCTACGGTATTCGTGAAGTAGGAGTTCGTGAAAACGCCAGTAGCCTTCGCTGTAATGTTGAACTGAAGCCCTGTGGAGTTGTAGTGGTTGACTCCAGAGTACTTTGTGACCGTTACAGTCCCAGCGGGTGCTGAGGTGATCGTCGTTGGGGTAGGCCCGCTTCCAGAAGCCGTATCCAAGAAAATCAAAGAACGGTTTGCATTGTCGTAGTTAGCCCCATCCGAGGGCACTGCTGAAAAGCAGTTGGTGGCGACTAGGGTCAGTGCGGTCAAGTTCGCAGGTTGGATCGCAGCTAGGGATATCCCATAGGTGTGCTTCCAATGCACTAGGAGATAGCTGTCATTGTCGCCAGCAATCAGAGTGATACTGAAGCTGTACTTACCTAGTTGGTAGGTCGAGAAGTTCGTACCAAAAGCCGTATACTCTAGTCCTGGGTAGGATGCAGAGTATGGAAGTCTAGCCGACAAGGAGATCTTATCTAGACCCGCCCCGGAAGCTACATACGCTGTTTGACCTGTTGGTCTCGTGGCCTCTACAAACGCTGCCCCTGGGATGCCAGCAGGAGGAGGGTTGACCCCCAACCACAGAGCCATTTCAAGGGTGGTCTGAGCAGCATTGAAGAAGTCACCTGCTGTCGTCTTGTACAGCGCAAGAACCCCTCGGTCGGCTGGATATACCATACCTCCAATGGTCTGGGCCCCCAAACTTCCGTTTGGAGTTAGGTATTTGGTCACAATACCACTTGCTCCGTCTGTCCATCCACCCTTGATCGCATTTGCACTTAGAGCATTCGACCAATTCGTAAGGCCAGAGTTTACAATTGACCCATCAAATCCAATTCGATCTGGACGGGTTGGGAACAGGTCTGCAATGGCCGTGAGGGCATCCATCACGGACTCCCCATCATAGGGACCATTTACGCTAGATAGCAGAGGCTGCCCCGTGACAGGGTTGGTCTCAGGGATACCAATGGCCCCACTCATGTGAGCGTCTGTAGGGTCCGCAAGGTGGTTCAGGAGGTCTCCAGCCCCGCCGAAGGGGAAGGAGATTGAGCTTGCGCTGACTTGCCCAGCCGCAAGCCTACCCGCACCTGGAAGCACTACAGAAGGATCTTTATTCGATGGCATCAGATTCTCCTGTTGAGAAGATTTCCAGAGAGGCGGAAGATACTTGCAGTTGTGGAGTTACCTGACGCAAGAAACTTGACGCTGTTCTCTGAGTCAAATTCAGCCCACCTGCTTAGTAGGACTAGGACCAAAGTCCCTTTACGCCCTAAGGTCGTGTCTACCGTCGTCTCCATGACCATAGGTAGCACTACCTTGTGGACTCGTTCGTCCGATAGACTCTGCGCGAATGCACTGGGCTTGTAACTGGACGAAGAGCCAGTGAAGTAGGTCCTATCCTCGATATCTGCATCAATTAGCGCCCGAGTTAGAGTCACCTCGTCTGTTGGCGAATAGGGTAGTACTACAGGTACTCTCAAAAAGCCAGTACTTGCGTTAAAGTCAGAGATGAAAATTTCGGGAGGTCCGTCTAGCTCATGCTCTCCGGTAAACGAACCAGAAGACTTGTTCAGGCCACCCGTCTGGACATATCCATAAGGGAAGGGATAGCTTTCCCCTTGCGAACCTGAGGCTGAAGTAAAGACGTACAAGAAGGGAGAGACCCAACGTGGTTGGAGAACCTGGCTGGTACCTAACAGGCTTGAGCGAACAGTCTGAGCTGCTCGTGCCTCGTAGTACAGGGTCATCTGTACGCCACACTGAGGCATAGGTCGAATCGCCTCATAGTCTACAGCCACAACATCCCCAGGGGCCGTAGTACCTCCAACAAGCGTCAGCAATCGACCACTAGCGTCTACCGTCCCACCAACACCAGGAAGGGCTCCGCCATTGACTCGAACTTGGACAAGATTGAGCACTCGCTCAGGCATCAGGTACTTCGATCCAGGGTTTATGGTCGAGTACGCTGAGAAGGTTGTAGTGATCGTCGAAGTTTTGTACTGAATCTGAGCCTCTCTATGTGCATAGTCATAGGCTCTGGTTTGCATTGCAGCGTAGGATACAGGCACCCCAGCGGTCAGGGCGATAGGGTTGTTCACCTCAAAGCTAGCTGCCCCAAAGTCTGCGGTTGGGGTCTTTGACAACCCTGCCCCGGAAGGGTAGGCAACAAGAAAGTCAATGTAGATTGCTTCCGTAGTCAAACCACCAATTGGAGGAGTACCTAGAGTGATCGCTACGTTACCAGGAGGGTACGCTCCAAGTCCTGTCACATTCGTTACCGGGTAAACCGAAGAGGTTGTTGCAGGGGCCGTTGCTTGAATAATCCCAACGTCAAGGTACTTTTCGCCTCCAAGGACTCCGCCAATTCTAGCTCCTAGTAGGTCTAGAATCCTCGTCCCAGCTGGGGCTCGATTGATGAACCCTACAGCTGCCCCAGAAAAGGGGTACTGCGCAAGTATCGTTGGATTCACGGTTACGATTGTACCCGCTTGCCAAGTGCCAGTAGATACCTGAGGGTCGCCTGGAGCCACCTTGAAGGTGAGGACCTCGTAGATGGAACGATCCGAGATGAACCTGCGAGTACAGTCGAACTGCCCAAGCAGTTGGGCTCCTGGAGTATCTCCAGTCGTTACGCTGTCCCCAGGTAGGATTCCGATCTCATCTGCCCACAGAAAGGTATGCCCTACCGAACCTCCACCTAGAGTAGAGGTGCCCCACTCTGTTTTCAGAGCGTTGTCAAGGAGGAAGTTGAAGTTCTTCTCCCCGATTTCCTGATAGTTTTCCCAACCTCGTACTGAGGTCACCTGTCGTAGGTCTACGACATCCTTCTGGACTAGGACATCCGTTAGATACCCATCAGGTCGAGTCGAGGGGCCAGGAGAAGGTGCGCCACCATTTTGGTTTAGGTTGCGATCCCAAGCAGTGGTGTTGCGCCTAAAAACAGCACATAGAGGAATCGCGTAGATGTACCCGTCAACAGAGCTTATCGTGTTGCTCGGAACTCCATCTCCAGCTCTCCAGAGACCTGGGTCTCCATTCGCGCTTTGATTTGTGTAAGTGAAGAGCGTTGCAACACCGTCAGCAACTCCACCAGCAGGTGTGGAATTTGCAACAATGGCAGGGTCGTCAATGCCCGCTGGGTAAGCAAAGAGGTCGATCCCAGAGATAACCCTCAGTCTATATTGAATCTGGACTCTCTTTGCGGTCTCAGAGGCTACTACTGCATCCAGGATATCATCCGCAAAGTTCAGTACTGCGTCATCCGCAGCTTGAATCTTGACGTTACCGTTCTTCCAGATTCTACCTAGTGGGCTCTTACCATCGGTACTGGGTGAGGCTGAGACAAGCTTGCGCCAAACCTCAAGGATCACTAGGTCCGTACGCTTGGCCCCATTACCTACAGGACCCGCCCCAAGACTAATCTGATTTAGGGTTAAGTTGCCAGTGGAGGCCACATCTAAGAACCACCCGTTAACTAGCGCCTTAAGGTTGTTCGCAAGGACAAGCGTGTTTACTGTCGCTGAGGACACAAACATTGCCGCAGTTGGGTTGGACTTATTCAAGTGGTCTGCGGTCAGCCACCCTGAGGTGGCTAGCTGCTTTGTGAGGCCCAAGCTAAACGAGTTAGCAATGTCCTCACTGAGATTCAGCTCCTTATCCAGAACAGGCTTACCTGCCTGGAAAACCGGATTCTCCCAATTCCTACCCTCAGAGTCGAGGAAGCCACTAACTGCTGGTCCGTAGTTTTTCGTTCCCATTACTGAGTCTCCACCATTGAACGATTATTTACGGGCTCAGTAGAGTTTACTTTACCCCCTACCCGACGAGACTGCGTCCGAACTCGATGGCAGTTAGCACAAACCAACTCACACTTGTCAATCTCCGCCAGTACACGATCACGCCCCCAAGACCACATTTGAGATATTTCCAATACCTTAACGTCCCGCACATGATCGAAGTCCATCGCTACAGAATGAAAAGTCTTACCGCAATCCAAACATGGGGCTGACTTCAACTCATTGAGCCAAGTTCTGAACTCTTGGACTTTAGGGATACTCGAAGGTCCTTTGCGAATGTTAGTTCGCACTCGATGACAGGCACAACACACCAACTCACACTTGGCGATCTCGTCAAGCACGGCCTCTAGACGGTGGTTTGCCATCTTACCTAGGGCAAAACGTTTCTCTCCTCGAACATGATCATACTCCATGCAGAACGGAGGAAATAGCCCCCCACAATCAAGACACGGCTTGCCTTCCTTCAAAACCCCTAAAGCCGCTCTATGTTCGCTTCCCCGAAGGCGATAGTAAGAAAGCATAGAGTCTCGGTTTGCCTCAGACCACTTGTCAGCGGCGACCTTATATCGAACTTTATTCTTGACCCAACGCTGACGTGACTGGGCGTTAAGCTCAGTCTTGTTTTCGATGTAGTATTGCTGCTTAGCTGCCTTCTGATCTGAACGCTGGTATAGGGCCTTGGAGTACGTCCTGGAACAACCCAAACACCATGAGCCACGCCCATCGGCACGCCGTTTGTCCAGGACAAACTCATCAAGAGATTTGAGAGTCTTGCATTTAGTGCAGGTCTTCATATCTTAACCCACTCAAAAACTCAATCTCCACGTTATCTCAAGAGTTGAGGTAGCTGGTTTAGAAATTATAGGAAAAGTAAGGAAATTCACCAAAGTCTCTTTGGTCGTCAAGTCCACGGCTGGGTTGTAAGGCCCATTCGGAGGAAGTACTGGGTTGCGAACCGAGAGGTTGGTGGAGATATTGCCACCAATCAAACCCATCTCAACAAGGGGACCTACAGCTTCAGCCTCCGTGAAGATTGCTGTGAAGTCCACAACATTTGTTGGGGTAGCAGTCGGGATTCCAGCCGCGTCAATGAAGCGGGTCTGCGAAAACGTCTTGCGGGTCAGCTCTGAGTAGAGGGCCCTCTGAGTGTTCGTAGGAGCAGGAGGAGCCAGAGGGTTCCACCCCGTATCTCCAGTACCTACCGCTAACGTAAAGATACCCTTTGGCGGCTCGGCACTGTCTTTCATCAGACGAGCGACGAGGATCGAGGCATCCTTTACGATAAGATTCCGACGTTCCCGGTAGTCTTGAAGTTCACCACTTGCCCCGTCTCTCAAGGAGATAAAGACATCCCCTCGGATACCCAATCTGGCATTCTCCTCATACTTTGGACGAAGAGCACCAAAAAAGCGGCTTGCCAACTGGTTAAGAGCTTCATTTACCTTCATGTCATCTCCTCAGCCTAGGACTTCAATGGAGGTAGAAGTTATCAAAGGATCGTGACTCCTTCAACCAGCTCCAGAACCTCAAAGAAGTTCACCCCAAGTTGCGTCGTAACGTCCTCCACTATTAATAGAGACTCATCGAGGTTAACCTGAACCACGGTCTCCCCAGGGGTGAGGTCGAAGTCCTCAGACAGTGCGAGCGTATCACTAACTGCCACACTCGTTGCGGTTAGGGTCTGAAGACCATCTTCAACAAGCGATAGAACCTCTGCCGGATTTGCGTACTGCCTACGGTAAGTTACAGCTCCTACTGGGATAGGGCTCAAGTTGTCCGTAGTTATGAATGGGTAGGGAGGCGCCACCCCATTATTGAATACCACCCAAGCAGGGTTGTTCAGTAGAGCTACTCGCGTTGGAGGGTAAGTGACTTCCGTAAACGTGAAGCTAGCGGTAAGGTCGACTACAGTTGGTACGGTATCTAGCCTTTTGTCCTGTACTCCGTACTTCGCTTCCTTTAGACGGTAGAAATCCGCATAGAATACGGAGTTGTTGAGGGTCGCGATTGGAGTTGGCTTGATCCCTCCCCCATGCGTGTAGAACGGGTTGGGGTCTAGAATCTTGGGGAACTCGTACGTATCAAAGGACTGAGTACAGGCCTTCACCTCATCTACCGCTAGCGAGGAACTAGGAGCCCCCCCGGTCTTGAGAGAGGGAGAGAAGAACACAAGACCATTTGGATTTCCGAACAGATCCGAGATTGCAGGGTCCAAACCCTGAGCAAGGTCCGGAAGAATCGTCAACCCCTCTTGGAAGAACAACTCATCTACCAGGCTTACTTCGCTCGTGTTACGAAGATCTGGCTGAGCCGCAACTGAGGCGTAGAGATGGGTTCGGAGCGTGTCCGTATTTGAGATAGAGTGACTTGTGGTAGGGTCTCCAGACCCGGTTACAGTCACGGCCTCTGCTAGGTCAATAAAGTCGTAAAGAGCCTCTACCTCTACCGGACCCTCCCTTAGAGGAGCTAGGACAACGGAGAGAGAACTCTCCAGTTGTAAGGTCTCGCTCAGCCCCAGTGGGGAGAACTTCCTCGCCCTTACCTCCCCAGTAAAGCTCGAAAGGGAGATGGAGGTCTTGTTCTGAATCTTCCCCCACGTAAGGTTCGCAGAGTTGGGTTGGGTAATACGCCCATCTGCCGCTTTTACATTCGAGGATACCGTGAGGACCTGAGGTACTCCAGCAGGGAACGCCCCTACCCGCAGACTTACGCTAGTCGCGTTTGATCCAGTATTGGCAACAGCCGAAAGGACTGGAATCGCTACGCCAGAGTAGGACTGGATTGTGTAGTTAGCGGTATTCGTTAGTGCGGCATCGACCAACATAGGTTGGGCGAACAGGACATTGACCGTTGTAGGTCCTTGCACTCTCGCAAGGAACTTTGGGGTCAGAGGATACCCTGTAAACGTACCAGAGTTAGCTAGCGGGTCTACGGTAGCCCCACCTACCGCAGTAACGGTACCTCCAACAGTGACCACATACAACTTGTAGTCTTGCTCTACCGTGAGCAACCTAACTGCGTTAGGGTTAGCATCTGGCAAAACTCGAACTGCCGTCAAACCACCATTGAAGGTGTAGTTCGCAGGGTTGACTACGCTTGCTACTGTAAAGTCTGGTGGGTTGGAGAAAATAACTACAAGGGTAACGGAATTGAGGGATTGGGCGGATACAACTTGAAAGAGTGAGCCACTTAGTTCCCCTGTAAGCGTAGCACTGCCACTGAGGGTGGCAGCAAGTGGCTGAATAATGTAGGCATCCCCAACAAGAGTAGCATCCCCACTGAGAGCCGCATCTAGGGGTTGGATACCGTCTACGCTCCCTACGAGGGTGGCGCTACCACTGAGAGCCGCATCCAGAGCTTGAATGGTATCGACACTACCTACGAGGGTGGCATCCCCACTGAGGGCTGCATCCAGAGCTAGTCCTATAGTAAAGCTGTAGCTAATCGAACCTAGCGTGCCTGCAAGGTCGTAAGCCGTGATATCCACGGTCACGGCCCCAAAGGAGAAGGCCGGGTGGGTGGTTACACTTACATCTAAGTCTGGGCCTGCAAACGCTATCGTCCCGCTGTAGCCAGCTAAGAACTCTCCGTTACGTATCACCTCAACCGTGTTGAATTTGACGGATAGCGTTAGCTCATCAAACTCAGCTGGAGCGTTAACCTGAAAGGTTACGTTTGCACTTGAAGAGACCCCCGTAGCACCTGAAGCTGGAGTGGACGAAACAAGGGAAACCCCCCCTGAGACCAAGGAAGTTCCACCAAAGGGTGTTGTACCGTATGGGCTAACCCCGAAGGACACTTACACCTGCCAAGTTTCTGCGATAATCACATCGGCTAGGGCTGTTGCCCCACATCGGGCTCCAGCATACAATGCTCCCGTAGGGTCAGGAAAACCGGACACCACCCAAGTACGATACGTAAGGGAGCCGCAATCTACGTCTCTCGCACGCATTTTGTAGTAAGTAACCGTAAAAGACCTTAGGTTACCCGACTTTGTAGAGAAGTGAGCTTGATTCGTACTAGGTAATACGTCTAGCACCACCACTGTCATACTATTTCCGTCTACAGTTGCCATGTGACCTCAAGTGATTACAGGTACAGACCCATCCCATGGGAGCACAAAGTCCCCCATCACGACAAACTGACGAGAGGTGTCATTGGGGAAAGTATCAATCTGCCCTAGAGAGGTTGGTCTCCACCACAGGTCGAACACCGTACCGTGCCTACCCTGCATTGCTACAGTAATCGACCCAATACCTATTGGGAACAGGGGCCAAGTACCATCAAAACTATTCGCAGTGGTTCCAATTCCAGTAAGATTCGATAGGAGTCCAGACGTAGCTTGAGACCCCTCTCCTGTCATTGCCAGCACCATAGCCGCTGAGCCATACCCCTTGAGGGTCGTATTCGCAAAGTCTCCGAATAGCCCAGCAGTGTTCACAACCCCTGAGCTAACTCCTACCGTTCCAAATAGGCTGGGCTTTGTCCAACCTGTCACTGGGTTGGCGGGCTTATCTAGAATCCAGAAGGTACACAAGTTCGTTGAGGCTCTCCAAACTGCAACTCTGGTACACTGCCCATCCGTAGATTGCATTACATGGACAACATGATTTGCATCCAAGTTCGACCACGCATAGGCTGAGTTTGCTTGGGTTAGCACTTCATCTGTTGCGGTAGGTCTTGCAGTTGTAGATCCTCCCGTAAACCCAGCTCCAGGGGACACTACGAAGTCAAAGTTCCCAGATCCACCATTTGAGTTGAGGTCAAGGCAGATCTCGAAATTTGTAGCAATTCCAGTCTGTCGAAGTACAATCCAGGAGTGTACGTTACCTGCGGTATCATTTACCAAGTTTGCATCCGCAGCCCATCGGTCAACGGCATCCATACCCGCTGCCACGGAGTCACTAGACCCTCGAACTGTCCAAGGTAACGTGGCGAACCCAACCAAGGAGTTCTTGATTGTCCGCCAAAGCCGTTGCGAAGTAGCGATAGTTGACCCTTGTAGTGCAACCGCCTGATTAACGTTGTACTGCCAGGTCTTTGCTTTAGTTGGGAGAGCCATTCGTAAGTCCAGTCCTTGTGGTAGGGGTTAGCCCCAAGTCAATACAATGCGAGCATTTGTGCAAGTTACTCGATCTGACGCATCCCCAGGAGTCGTCATTCGTATCAAAGCTTCGTACGTCTTCAGCGAAGCTGGCAACGTAATGACGGCCTCAACGACTGCTGGGGTAAGCGAGGTAGAGGTCAGTGGAGAGCCAACAAAAGACCCGTCTGTAGTGTTGTACAGTTGAATCGAAACCGTTTTTCCAGTTGTCGCCTCAACCTCTGCCTGAAACCTAATCTCAGAGGTTGGGAACTTGGAAGGGTCGATGGTTACTGCCCCAATTCGAGTGAATGTCACCTGGTCCGTCGAGCGAGTACCGGATACCAGTTCTGCTACGTAAGCCTTGGTGACAGCCTTAGGGTCTACCGTACCAGTCCTAGTAATCGACCAGTTCGTACCATCATTGACCGCTTCCACCTCATACGTGAAAGTAGCCGTTGGGGGGGCGGTCAGGGTTAGGATCGTCGATCCTGCAACTCCATTCTTAAGAATGAAGTTACCTGCCCCTGCTGTCATCACGACTCGATACCGGACCCGCATGCCATCGTTGGCTGAGGCTGTAAGCTCCTCGGTATAGGTGCCAGCCCCTGTCATCGTAACAAACCTTAGAGGCTTGCTTACCCCTTCAACAATAGCTAGGACTACAGGGGCGCCAGACGAGTGACTTACAACGAGAGTGTGCCCTGTGTATCGGCCTACGCGAGCTTTTAGGAACCGAAGGTATGCATCCAGCTGGAAATTCGTGGTAGCGTTCTGACGACCGGCCCAACCAGCTCTCTGAGCGTTTACAGACTGGTTGGTCATGTTCCCAGTCTGACCCACCGAAGGAAGCGTAAGGGTGTCCTCATCTGAGACACCAAAGAACTTGATGTCCGTGGTCGTAACCGCAGCCTCTACTCTGGTGAGTTTCACGATGTACACCCCATCTAAAGTGGGCGTAACCGTTGCAACTTGCGTTGTAGAGTTCGTGATTGCAGGAGCCGACGCAAGTGGACTAGGCCAAGAAATGATTTCCCACAGGTAGGAAGAAGCTCCAGCCCCACCATTATCGGTCATGGTCGCAACGGCATTGGTAGTGAATCCAAAAACGGATTGACCGCTACCTCCTACAACTGCACCTTGCGTAAATTGGCATGTCGCGACACCCATGTTAAGTACCCTCTTGGGAGCTACCGCTCCCTTGGACTTCCGTAGAAGTTCTTTATCCCACTAGGGGTCGATGGACACGTCAAGCATACTCGTTACAGGGTTCTTCTCTAGACGGTACACATGAAATAGTCCATCTAGAAAGTCGAATGGGATCGCCCCAAGGACAAGATTTGTGTTTAGGTCCAGCAGACGTACCTCTCGGTCCCCAAGTGGAGTAGTCACGAAGGCCAACGAAGCTGTCAATCCTAGCGCGTTGAAACCAAATCGTATACCCGAGTCCCCAAGCCCTAGCGATGAATCAGCTACCACTTTGATCTTGAAGTCCACTCGTGTCTGTAGCCCAACAGAGTCAGTTAGTGGTGTAGCATTACGGTAAATGGTGTTGTTGTTCGGGGTCGCTGTGGTGGAGTAGGTCAATACCCCTGACGATACGGTTGTTGTGGTGGCACCAGGATTATCCGACTGAAGGACCCAGGTGGTGCCAAAGTTGGGGTCTAGCTCAGGAAGTACGTCGGCAAGGTAAGTACCGCACACCTCTTTCGTCCAATTTAGCTTACCAAGTGCTGTTATGTTCCCATCTGAGTATGGGTAGAGGTGCTCCGCTTCCCCTGTGGTCTCTTCCGTAATCTGAAGACCGTCGTATAGCACGTCATTAGGAACAATGAGTCTGGATCGTTGTGACGCATCGTTCAGAACGAAGTCAGGGTCACTATTGAGTACGTCTTCAGGTCGATTAAGGCCCGAGACAAACTCGAACACTGGAGTAGGTCTACGAACTTCATAGGTTTGGGTTGAAGGCATGAGGGGTGTACCCTCATTCAACCGAGTGAATGCTATATTCAGAGCATTGTCTGTGAAGTCCTTCCATGGGTGTGGAATCCCAGTAGAGGAGGAAGAGTACTGAGTGTGGCCGTGAGCGACTGTCGTCGTCAAGTGCTCAGGCGAGGCCATGACATTGCGCTGATTTAGAACTTGATGGTGTGGCGCAATTCTCGTCTCTGTTGGAGAGCTAGTGATCCCATACCTCACGTAATCCCAAGCAGATTGAGAGAGGTTTGTAGGATCAAAGCAACCCCACGAAACGGAAGGTAGCCCTCGGTTGATTATGTAAGGTACTCCAACAGAGCTAGGAGGTAGAGTTACGGAACTGTAGTCAACGCGTATGAGCGGGGTTGTAGTAGCATCCAGAAGGACGGCTACAAACCCATCGGGGTCTCTTACGATTCGATACTTGTGTGCGAGTGTCCAATCCACCTGAAGAGGAATTCGGTACCCAACCATTTCAGTAACTTGAGCGAACGACTCCACAAACGTTAGAGTGTTCGTGCCAACACTCGCAACCGTGTAGGTCCCCTTATCTGGGCCAATGTCAATGACAAGGTGGTTACCCACAGAGACAGAAGCAGCCACGAAGTCAACCGTAGTATCTGTCAGTGTGTTGCCAGCTACGATCCCAGACTTGGACTCTAGTTTAAGTGGTAGGTGGTAACCTGTAAGTGAGTCGGAGTCGGAGCCCTTCCAGATACCCGCATATCGGGTAGGAGTAGCCGATTGACCTCTCCAAATATTCACATACACCCAATCCACAACGGAGGTTGAGGATACACTTGAGCCCGTAGCCGAACCAAACGACATAGTAGGGTTACCCAACCCTACGTTGAAGGATGTATACGGAAACGACCCAATCAAATTGTTGTCAATGAAGAGCGATACGAGGTTCCCAGTAGCGCTCTTTACGACCCGGTAGATGTGAGATAGACCATCATTCCAATTGAATAGGAATTGAGACCCTACTCCCAACAAGGACCCATCTGAGTGAAAGGCTACTTGGAATACGCCTAGAGTTGTTTGCCGCAGCATCAACCCAACGGCTCGGGTCCCATCGAAGATGTCTACTGTAGCACCACAAAACCCAATCGACGTACCATCTGGGGTGAAGGACACTACCTTGACCTTGAACTCTGCCGTAGAGTCTATCGAGGCCTCAATGATACGGCTAGGGGAGCTAACTGCCTCCAGGTCCTCCCGGAAGTACACCAGCCCTCCTGTGGTCAAGGTATCCGTAACCCTAAGCGTTCGCCCTACCATGCTCCCAGTGGCTGTCCCAAGAGCTGCCCATGGCGGAGAGGCCTCCTGTGGCAAGGACCGACCTGGGTAGCTTACCTTAGGCTGGGACTGGTAAGGGAACAGGCATAGCTGAATGAGTCGGTTACCGTCATCCAACGCTGCCATCAGAGCATTGGGGGTTATGCCATGAGTTAGAGTCCGAAGCTGTACGTTTACGTCGAGAACTACATTCGAAGAGACCGAAAGTAGCGGTTCAATTCGGGTAAACCCTTTGAAATCCCCCCCGATAAGCCCCACGGAGGTAGAGGTCGACTGGGTTGTTGCAGAAGTAGAATCAAGAAGAAGAGACCCCGTAGCAAGAAGTGTCTCGTTACCATGATACCCCACTGGCGTCCAAGGAGTTGCGGTTACCTCAGGTAGTAGATCTCCCTCATATCCAGCAAAAATGGACGGCGCAGTTTGAGATGGGTTCGTAGGCTGGCTTAGGTATCGTACGAAGTCCCAAGAACTAGAGTTCTTGGCCTCTCTGCTAAGAGACCCAAAGAATACTCCTTGTAGCTGCACGAAGGGGTCGTTAAGCTCCTCAAGAAATGGGAGGTCTGCTTCTGCAACTTGCAGACTAGGAATAACCTCTCCGTCCACAAACAACTGAACCACTCCATCCCGACTACGGAACAGACGGTAACTGTGATTCGTGGACCAGTCAAAGTTGACGGGTAGGTTTGTAGTCACTCCTCCAAACCAAGCGGTAATGCCTGATGGGTCGTTCCCAAATCCACGCTTGAGGAACCCAAGTTTACGAGTACCCCCATCATAGATGTAACCTAGGACAATCGCCGTGCGGCCCCCAGACCACCCAATACCAACTCCAGTAAATACCCCATTTGAGGTAAAGGAGTTCACCTGCATGCGCCAAGTAGCTGCGAACACATGAGGGTAGGTTAGGTCTACATCCTTTACCCAGAACAGAGGGTTACCTGATGGGAACCCACCTTCTGTGGTGTCTTGGATAACAAGACTTCCAGCAGTGACTGTAGCCGTACCAGAACCCTTACGTACCCAGGGATCGGAGTCTGCCTCGGGTAGTGTGTCTGCGGAGTAGTTGACCGTAGTCTGAACAATCTCACGAGATAGCGGAGCATAGGCTATCTTGTGCGTAGGGCAATTCAGAGTCAGTAGATTTGGATCGTTGAGTGCAACCGAGTAGGCTCGCTCGAATGCCCGATAGTGCAACTCCCTAAAGAGGGGTTGGACTAGACTTGCTGTCGTAACGGTTGGTACAAACTTGGCTGGCTGTACCGTAGTGTTACGGTACCGATAGCTATGCTGAGTTCCACTTGCGGTTCCTACGTTATTGCCACAAGCATTGAGACGAAACTCTTTGGAGTTCAATCGCCTGAACTCTACGGTAGGCTCGCTGATCCAACTGTAGTCTACGTTAACGGTATCCGTAGAGGAGGGGACACTAGGTAGTACGACTTGCCCCAATAGTCCAACTACCGCAAGAGGAGTTACGGCTACCCCATTCACCCGCACACTCACGTCCGAAGGGTCATCTGCTATCTCCCCCGTTCTAGGGTTTACGAGCTTCCAACTTAGGCTGCCATTATTGGCGTCTGGTAGTCTAAGGTTGGCCTGAAGCTTCAAGCGATTTGCAGCTACCACCCCAAGTACCTTGTAGGTACCACCATTGACCGTGGAATTACCTAACTCAAGCTGCAATCCGACATGACTG